ATGCTTACCGTAAAGCAAATCGACGCAGCCAGACCTGCGGAAAAGCCGTATCGCCTTGCAGATGCCGGCGGCCTCTTCCTTTATGTGCCGCCATCAGGGAAAAAGGTGTGGCGCATGCGATACCGGTTTGATGGTAAGGAAAAAACGCTGGTTATTGGGCCCTATCCTGAAATCTCCCTAACCGAAGCGAGGGCCAAACAGTCAGAAGCCAAAATGAAACTGCTGGCCGGCGTAGATCCGGCAGAACAGAAGCGGGCCGTAAAGAAGAAAGAGAAAGAAGAGCTTGCGGATACCTTTGGCGACATCTTCAGAGAATGGCATGCTCACAAATCAAAGGTATGGTCAAAGGGGTATGCTGACGAGATGATGAGTATGTTCTCGGATGACATACTCCCGATAATCGGGCATCTGAAAATGGATGATGTCGAACCGATGGTGCTGCTGAAGGTGATAAGGCTTTTTGAGGACAGGGGCGCAATGGAGCGCGCTGATAAGGCGAGGCGAAGATGTGGGGAGGTTTTCAGTTATGCGATCGTAACTGGAAGAGCCAGATATAACCCATCAAGAGACCTAGCCGGCGCAATGAGGGGATACAGAAAGAAAAACTACCCTTTCCTTCCCATGCATCGAATACACGAGTTCCAGAGTGCTTTGAATGCATATGGCGGATGGATAGTGACGAAGATTGCGACGCAGATTCTTCACTACACGGCGATGCGCACAATCGAATTACGTTCGCTGGTATGGGCAGGAATAGATTACGAAAACAGGTTAATCAGTGTTGATCCAGAGGTTATGAAGGGGCGCAAATTACATGTCATCCCTATGTCAAAGCAGGTTATCGAACTTTTCCGCTTTTTGCAAAATATCACGGGCCAGTACGAGCTGTGCTTCCCGGGAAGGAATGACAGGAAGAAACCAATCAGCGAAAACGCCATCCTTGGAGTTATCCGCAATATTGGATACGAAGGGCAAACCAGCGGGCATGGCTTCCGGCACCAGTTCAGTACTGTGTTGAACGAGAAGCACTGGAACAGTGACGCCATAGAGATGCAACTCGCTCACGTTAGCGGAGGAACCAGATCGGTATATAACCACGCCGCTTATCTTGATACACGCAGAGAGATGATGCAGTTTTGGGCTGACTGGCTGGATGAAAAGACCCAGTAATCACATGTGGCAGGCCAGCATTCGAGCCTGCCTTATACCGCTACGCTGTCACTTCTCACATCGATGATGGTGTGCGTCACCACGCCGGCAACGGTAACATCATCCAGAGCCTCTCCCTCGATCGCCTCCCCATCTTCCGTAATCAAAGACGACCCCATAACTTTTGCTATCTCAGTACGGCCATCATAGTTAATCATGACCTGGCTTCCCTGCCTGGGTTTCAGAGAGACATCAACCACGACATAACCGCCACTGCTTTCAAACAACAATGTGTTTGGCCCAACGTTGCAGTTCGAGTTAACGGTCAGCCGCTGTTCGGTGTAGTCCGTTGCTGGAGAAGTGAAACCCATCAGAGCACCCTCCCCATATTCGCCAGCATCCACAACCTGTTTTCGCTGTGGTCGGTAGTTTTGTCGACGAAATAGCTCTGCTCTCTCGATATCCACGCATTGGCCTCAGAGTCGGTAAAGTGCAGCCCGCGCCGGCGCAGTGCTGACACGAAATCTCTCGTGTTCACATACTGGTAGCCTTTGGAGTTGCGCAATACCGACTCGCGGAAAGCCTGGTTGATGTCTGACTGACGGTGCATGATCTGCCTCCCATTGATACTGTTTTTATGTACAGTATAAATTTAGGATCCCATCAGTCAACCGTCATTAAACTGTTAGTCCCTTGGTGAGTGCTCTCTGCCTCATAAATTGGGTTAGCGTAGAGAGATTTGCATCCGAAAGCGCTTCGCTGAATATAGCCAATTCACAAATCCTAACCTTTCCTGGGAATTGGCTGTTGTATGCAGATCCAATCCGCATTGCCCCGCCTATGTCAACTGGGTTAAGGGCTGGCGTGTTTGTGCCGGTAGTGCCTGCGGTAAGATTATAGACATTACGAACCCTTGCTGAGTTCTGGCATCTGCCGGCAATCAGGTACCATTGGTTAATCGGGCTGGCGACGGAGGTTTCCGCTGCTGCACCTGTTGAAACTCCACTAACCAGAACTGCATGGTTAAAACGCGTGATAACGTTCCCATCAGACGAGTTTGTGCCAACATCAAATGCAAGACTTGTCCCAATGCAAAGTCCTGTTGCGTCAGATCTGGTTGACTGATAGTTTGAGGCAACCGCAATCCCTTTCTCCTCAAGAGGCATTGCAATTGCCATAATTGTCATGTCTGTAGTGTTTGGTGTTCCCGTAACAAAATATGCGGTTTGTGCACCGGTTAAGTCTACGTAAGTGCTTCCGTATGTAGGAGATCCAACAACAGACAGCGCAGTTTTCCCAGAAATAAGATTTCTAATGGATGTTTTTGCATCTACGCCAAAAGAAAAATACCCCTCCCAGGCAGCAGAAAAAGGAACTTCTATCCGAGAAGTCGTTGCCCAGCCGCCCGATGCTGGTGATTTTATTACTGTACCCATTATTGGCCTCTAATTAATATGAATCTTGCGGAATAAATCCAGCAGTAAGAATCATTCTGTCAAATGTACACCAGTTACCAGCAACTCCACCCGCAGTATCAAGAACAGCCCTAACGGAAATACTTGTCGCAGTTGCCGGTATTGTTACGAGTGTTGTTTTCCATACAAAGCCACCACGTCCTCCAGATGAGCTACCATAGGTTCTTGTGTTTGTTACCTCAGGTATTTGAACCTGACCACAGTTACTTCTGGTAGAAGTTGTAGGTATAAATACCCGGCAGGATAGAGCAACGGTTTTCCCTTTTAGTCTTTTTACTAAATCAGAGGAAAGGGTCTGGCTTGCATATGTTTCAATTGTCCCTGTTTGTGTTAATAACATCCCCCATGAGCCGGTCTCGAAATTTGTCGTATCTTTTGAAGCCGTGCAGCCAGTCACAGACCAATTATCAGGAGGCTGGCTGGTGTCTGTCCATGTAGAAAAATCGCCATTCTTTAGCAGGTTTCCTGAATTAACAAACCCCTGCAATTTAAAGGCCGGGGCTGCGGGCCATACAAATAGATCTTTAACTATTTCGAAAATTTGTGAATCGCCGACATCATTTGGGTGGATGTTATCCATATACCATCCACTTGGTTTTCCTGCATTTTGGAAGAGCTGAAAAGCATCAATAAGGCTAAATCCAGCCGCTGTAGCCGCCTGCCTTGCCCCATCACTTCTTTTCGTGCCATCTTCGGTGTCTCGCAGTGGGTTCTGAGATACTATCATACCTCCCGCTGCGGGATGCCACTCCAGCATTGCAAACATTACAGCCAAATCCATTCCCATTTGGGTGGAAACTAATGCGTTACTGTCAGTGTTATGCCCGTGATTTAGGATAATTAAATCAGCCTGTCTTGGTACGTAAGCTGTTTGGAAGTAATTACCCATAAGGTATAAAGGCTGAGTACCTGCCACGGCAGCATTGTAAAAATATAATGTTTTACCTGAAGTTCCCACCTGTATCTGAGTAGCTGCTGAGTATGCAGTTCCTGACCAAGTATAATAATTAACTGTATATGCTGGATAATTTGAGGCTAAAAAGTTAGCAAGCTTCCTTGTCCATTTGTAAAATAAAACACCTGTTGATGGGTCAGTATCATGATCAATGCCAGTAGAGTCGCTATTTATAATAATGCATACATCATCCTGTGCCGCCCTTAGTTTAGAGAGAACATTGTATGCAGCAGTTTGTGGCGGAAGGTTGACAGTAACCTCTCCAGGGTCGCTACCACCACCTGAGGTTTTAATATCTGAAGAATCGAAGAGTACGTTTCCATCTTCATCAATGCATAAAACACCAGAAACATTTCCGTCGACATATACAGACAGATCGCCGCTACTTATCTCACCATTCTTAAGCGTTACTCCATCAGTCTCAATAAAACCACCAGAGTCTATCTCAGCACGCACATTGTTGTCATTGTCGGTTATAACAAGGACATAACTTTCGTTGTTTTTATAAATAGTGTTATTGAGATTATCAATCGCTTTTTGAGATGGCGTTTTTACGCCTGTAGCAACAAGTGTCCCGGAATTATTTACATATTCCTCGGAAATGTTTAGATCAGACGCGCTTAGAACACGACATTTTGCGCCATTTAAAATATTTCCAGCCGCAACATCACTTTGCGCTGCAGATAACGTTGAGTATTCTCTGATGTTGTTAGTTACCGAACCCTGACCGGGAACATCAGCAACCTCTACCGCAACGCCAGATTGGTTTTGGTAATATTTGAAAGCTATAACTGAACCCGCGCCTTGGCTTACTCTGAAATATTGCCCGTTTGTTGTTGCCGCAAGACCTGCAGAAGTACTCTGGAAAGTGTTTTTGTTGTCACCAAATTCGGCGGCGCTGATTGCAGAAGACTCTGCTGATGTTGCACTATTTGCAGCTTCTGTTGCACTTACTGACGCTGTGGAAGCTGCTATTGATGCTGAATTGGCAGCCTCTGAGGCACTTGAAGCCGCAGTTGCCGACTGTTCAGCTGACTCTTGAGCAGACGCGGCAAAACCAGAAGCATCTTGAGACTGATCAGCATAAATTTTTGCCTGCGCAGCTGCTACTTGGGCCAGCGTTGCGTATTGCTTCGCATTGGCAGTATCTGTGTTTGCCATTTTTTGTCCCGAATAAATAGATGGGTAATTGTTTTTCGCGCGTAAATGGCGAGGAAATTGAAAATCTGAAGGGGTTTTAGTATTCGATCAGGACGATGCCGTTTGCGCCTCCGCCGGACGAGTACGCAGTGCTGCTGAAACCAGTGTCATAAGCGCCACCGCCTCCAGACCCACTTGATGTTCCAGCGATGCCACCTGCCGCGCCATTTCGTCCGCCGCCGCCCCAGTAAGAAGCCCCGCCGGCACCGGTCAGCATGTAACCACCTGATTGTCCGTCCAGCCCAGTTCCGCCCTTGATGTTGATGTCGCCGCCTGAAGCTAAACCGCCATCACCGCCAGCTGAGTTGGTAATACTGGCCTTACTGGCCCCTTTCCCGCCTCGCCCAAACAGCAGACCGGCAAATGATGAATCGCCGCCATCATTCCCTGGTGTTGCGCCAGAGACTGACAATCCTCCGCGCCCAACAACAACTGAATAAGTCACTCCCGGTACGACAGAAACCCATCCTATGGCAGTCCCTCCAGCGCCACCGCCACCGCCGCTGAAAGATTCGCTGGCCGACGACGCCTGGCATCCACTTCCTGAGCCACCTGCGCCAGTAACGGTTGCTTTTACTAAGGTTACGCCTGCTGGAGCGGTGAATGAGAAGGTGCCGTTAGACGCGAACACAGCCTTTCCATGTACATCCTGGAGTGATGTGATATTGGTTCCGTCACCATGCACGCCGATTACCGTTCCGGGCTTCGAGATGACTGTTGTCCCACCGCTGGCAGTCGTAGAAATAACCACGTAAAAATTTGAGCCAGTGCAGTTGTTCTCAATCGTCCAGTCCTTCACAAATGGTGGAAGGTAGAGATAGCGGTTACCGGTAAGTGCTCCGGAAAGAATCAGGCGTGGATTTGCTGCAGAGATATTTGAGACCGTGACATTGGCAGAACTAATGCTGACTGCGGCTGAGCCACATCCCCATGCGGGGATCCACCCGGTAGATGAGCCGGTCGTGCCTTCAGGGTTTGTGGTATTCGCGTTGGTCTGGTTCAACCACAGCACGCCATAATCGCTGGACGGCAGAATTGATCCTTTTGGATAACCTGAAATGGCTGCAGCGAATGTGCTGTTGAACGGGTATCCCATGCCGGCATCATTCCACTGCTGCTTGATGGTGACCGAATACAGGATGCCGTTCATGTCCTTCCCGTCGGGAGGAATACCGCCGGCGCTGATGGCCGTCATGGTTAACGGAGGAAAACCAGAATCAAAAGTGGCTTCACCATTCCCAAGCGTTGTAGTTGATGAATCTGTTGGGATAGGGTTTTTGTTGCCATTAACGCTGAACGCTTTGGTATAGCGATCTGGAATATCAGAAGAATTCATGATGAACTGGATACCTGTATAATGTTTACGGTAACTCCCGCCGGCGCAGGCAAAGCGCCCGAACTCTGAACTATCGCCAGTTCTACCGTGCTTAGCTCAAACTCAAACACGTAGCTCATGGTCATATCGCCATCGTTTCTCACGTAGCAGACGCCGCTTTCACCAAACATGAACATCAGCATTCTGTTCATTGCCGGGATTGTGCAGTTAGAGATGTTCGCCATCGCCTTACACATAATGAGTTTTCGGTAGGCGTCATCGGTTAACGTCACGGTTGAAGTCACGTTCGAGTCCCTGACGTAAAACGGAGCCTGATTGAATGGCTGTGGATCATCTACCACCGGAGGGTGGCTAAGAGCCTGCTTGAAACCGAGATAGACTTTGTTTTCTGTTACGGTCAGTGTTCTGTCTATTACGACAATTTTCCCCCATACATTCAGTCCATAAGTGGTCGCTGTTTGTATGTTCCATACCAGGTCATAGAAGTCTTCGATGAATTTGTCAGGGCCGACGGACTGGTTGAATGTTTCGATGAGGGAAAGGAGCTTTTCTGAATTGACGTACTGCCTCATTATCGCAGCAGCGTAGCTTTCCATAATTACTCCCGTCTGAATGCATACGTTGTGATACCGTCTCGGCCGATTTCCGACTCGGTGTTTACCGATTCAACGAGCACAAAGCCGTTATCCCTAAACCAGCGGATCAGACCGTCATTGGTGAAATAGAAAATGTGCTCATCCTTGCGGAAGTGCCGGCTTCTGAGGATGTGTTCGGCACTGTCGAAGACGGGTATGGAGACGAAAACCCATTTACTGGCACAGGCGATCGCCTTATCTGGCTCATCAATATGCTCAAGCACATCCCAGAATGTCAGCGCATCGCACCCATGTTTGTAGAAATCCAGATATCTTCCTTCAGCCTTGAGCCAGTCAATGCCAGCCTGGTTAACATCAAAGCCGCTGCAGTCACATGCCTCAACAAACTGGCCGCAGCCAATGCCAACGTCGCATACATCGCCGTGGTGATGCTTACGGACAAAGCTCACCCTGAAGTCTGTCAACTGACGGCCCATTTCCGTGTCGGCCATTGCTTTGTATCTCTCAAAGTACCGCTCGTCATAAGGACGATTTTTCGGCACAGGGAAGTATCCGAACCCCAGCTCAGGAAAGAAGCTAAGTTCTGACTGAATAATTTCAGAGATTTTTCTCATGCATCCACCGGGACAGCTTTTCAGGGAGGTCGGAAATGTGCTTGTTGCAGTTGTGCTTCATCTGCTGGCACATGCAGTAATCGTCGGGATAAAGGAACAGGCAACGGGATAAATCCATCAGCCGGCCGTCAGTTATCTTTGTGTGGTGATTGCAACCGCCACAGCCACCACCGAGAAAAACGGTGTGCCTGCGATATGCAAAAGCCATCTGTGAAATCAGTCCACTGCCAGTCACTACAACATCGGAGCGCTCTACCAGGGCCATTAATTCGGTTAGCCTCAACTGGCCGCCATGGAGCTTCAGGTGAGCAAATGGCTCGCTATCGGGGATCCACTCAACGCCCGGCTGTAAATCCGCCACGCTGATACAGAAATAACCGAGTTGGGAGAGGTATCTGGAGGCCTGGTCAACGTATCCGTTTAACGGGCCTCTGGCGGCGTTGTGCCACTCTCGACGCTCTGTGGTTGGCCTGATGAGGGCTACCTTCTTATTGGTCGGAATGCCGATATCAGGAAGCGTGAATGATGGCAGGTCTAATCTGGTTGGCTCGATGCCAAACTGTCGCCTGCCGGCGTCAAAGACACTTCCTCGACTTAGCTCAACAGTGCCGTAGAAGATTTTCTTCCGGATAATTGAGTGATCTTCAGGAAGCGCTTCCCACGCAACTCCAGATGCTTCTTCGTTGCGATGCTGTGTACGCAGTGATGTACCCGATTTGACGAAATGAAGACCGGGTATGTCGATGTAGATTTCCGGGGTGGCCGTTTTAATCCAGACTTCATTCCCTTTCTCGACCATCTTTTTGACAAATGGCCGCTGCATGATGTTGTCACCAATGCCGAGCATCCCGTCTATAAAAAACTTTTGCATAATTCTTCTTCTAAATTTCCAACCTGAAACATATCCAGTTCGGTATGCCTTGAGCAGTTGATGGTGCTTCCCTCGCCTACAACAGGCAGAACCTGACGAAACTCTCCATGCCAGCGCTTAAGGCTATCCGCATCAGGATTACGCAACCCTCTTTCATGCTTTCCATGCCAGTGAATGCCGGCCTTTAGAGAGCAGTCGTAACCGAGAAGGATTATCCGTTTCGCGCCCAGATGCTTTGCGAGGAGAATGGCTCTCTGCCCTGAGTTGAAGGAACCCCTGACAGGTGGCTCGAAGTAGTTGATGGAGAATTGAGTGGCCGTGGCATGCACGCTGGTAAATCTGCACTTGTCGGCAGGCACATCGTTAAAGTTCGCAGCCCACCAGGTGTGATCGCCGGCATAGACATACTGACAACCGGGTATCATTTCCCAACTGGAGTTAACTGCGATAACGGGGAGCTGTGACTCTTCGACAAGGATGCAGTCTTCGCGCGTCAGCGATGGCCCGGAGGCAATGCAGACCCAGGTATTCATTAGCTTGAGATAATCACCAGAATATTTGCATCATCCAGAGTCGGGATTTCATCTATGCCAAACTCCACGGACGGCCCATAAGAAAGACCATCCAGGGATAGCGTGATGCCGAGAATTTCCATGTTGTTAGGGTCAATAGCCTGGATGCCAGAGTAATAGCGGCCGGCGAAAACTTTAGACCCTATGCGCGCCCGGGTTCCGCCGTCCTCACCATTGAATGCCTTCTGGATGGCGGCCTTAATCTGGTTTGTAACGTCACTAGGTAGCAGGTTGCTTTGCACAATCTGAACCTCGACATACATACTGGTTGGCGTTGGCGTCTCCCATCTGATGTCATACGACGGATAGGGATAAACGTAGTTTTCCGTGTCCTGAACGGTGTAAGAAGTGTCACCGTTCATATCGACACCAGGAGGGGCGGCGCTCCAGATCGCCTTGGCAATATCCGCGTCCGAACCACCATATACAGCCGCATAAAACGAGTGTGGCGCTATGCTGTAATTTGTTACGCCTTTCTCTACAGCGGTGCTGGTCTTATTATCGGTGACGTAAGCATCAGTGACGCCGTCAACCTCAAGAATGGCCGCATAAATTGCTGCAAGCGTGTTGCTGGCATTCTTAGCAACTGACTGCCTGCGACGATACTCAAATGCTGCACGCCCCTCCTCATCTGACCCGAGAACTCCTGCAGCAACGTTGGTAATGGTTGACCATCCAGATACCGCCTTGTAAATCGTGTTTAACTCACCGATTGGGCAGGCGATTGGACCAGTGGTCTGATTCTGAAATTCAACAGATGCCGAACCATCAGAGCCGATGGTGGCATCAGATAATGAGAAATAGAGATAGCCATTCGCATCCTGAGCGATTGAGCCGGAAGGAATGATCGTACCTACAAGGCCCGAGCAAGTGGCTGTCACAATCGTTCCTGAGGCACCTTTGCGGTCGATGAAATAAATGCGCCCGATAGCATCCTGCCACCTGCCGGTTGAGTAATCCGGGTTGACCATGTTCATGATGGCAAGGCACTGGTCGTTTTTATCCGCAATGATAGCGGTGTCGGCGACTGCAATCTGACCCTGCGGAGTGGTAAGCTCTTTGCTCATCGATGTTCCGAGAGCAGTGGAAAGGTCTGTCAGCCGGCCGGCGAGGATATCAGCCTCATCAGGGACATCCAGTCCGGTAGTTGAAAATGTGACTGATGGCACCGAGGTGGTTATTGTTGTGGACATTTTAGCCTCAAAGGTTAACGGTGCGGGAAAGGCCGTTTGTATCGGTTACTACAATCACCCCGCCGCAAACTCGCTCAGAGCGATTTGTGACGACCGTGGCATCGGCCGTGGCGATGTAAGGCAGGCGTATAGCTTCTGTCTCCAGAGCGCTTTGTACGACGCCTGAGCCAGGGTTTTTGCCGAGAATTGTCGGATAGTAAGGAACGCCAATGTTTACGTCGTAAATGCACTCGCCACGAAACGCAGAGCACGCGGTTGCCACGTCCTGAGCGCATGCGTAGGGATTTTCCACCACAGCAATGTTGCCAGTATCATCAAGTTCGATATCCCACGTGTCGGGGTTTAGATACAAAGAAGAGGTGATCACGTTTTCTCCGGGCATAAAAAAACCCGCCGGAGCGGGTTGTTTGAGTGGCTTTGTTATCTCGACTAGCTATTAACTATCCGTGACCATTTAGTGCACTGAAGATCACAGCCAGTACGATAATCCCACCGATTAAGATGAGTATCCGACTCCATGCTATTTGCGTGCCATTATATTTAGGCTTCGGAAGTTCCATGGCTTCAATTTCGCTACCGCAATGTTTACATTTTGTTGCCTGATACTTTACTGGCTCAGCACAGCGCGGGCAGTCTCTCATCGGTTCACTTCCGTTAGAAACGAAATTCCCGTTATTGCCTATAGGCTTAACAAAGATGACGTGGATAATAGCAACGATGAAAAGAAGGAAGCCATAAACCCACCAACCAGCAAAAGACCGCCCCTTGCTTTGCGCAATGAAGGCGGGTATCAATCCCAGAAGTGCAGCGATAATGATGAACGACAAACTAACCCCCAAAAATGAGTATCAGATATTACTGATTTGAATATTTAAACATCTGATCTTCACTGCCACTCTCTATTTTGTCTAGATTTGGGATGTGCTCGGCTGGCGAAGCCATGCAATTTTCCATGAAGATTCTTCCCGGCATGATGGATACTCGAGTCAATGCCCTTGCTGTCCCTGGGTTACCTTTGTAAAACTCCACCCCTTCATTGATTTGTTCATCTGTAAGGTGAAACTCGGCCTTGTATTGCTCAAGAAATGGCGCTTTCTCTCCATCGCGCATAAGGCTTTGAGTTGCAAGAGTCTGATTTATCTGCGTAACATCTCGGCAAAGTGTTTCCACTTTACTCTTGGTTAGGGCAGCGATTGCGCCATGAGATACCGATGCGATAACTAAAGCCACAAATAACGTCTTCATCATTGCGGACCCGAGGTGGTTGAACCTCCTGATGCTACCCCACCATGAATGTGGTTATCAAGAGAAATACCTCCTCCAATAACATCCCCTGATGCTGTTATTGAACCTTCAGTTGTTACATTACCGACAACATGCAACCCTAAGGGAGCGTTAACTGTGATGCCATCTTCATTAAATTTAATGAATTGTGTTGGTTGCTCATTAAGTGTCGAGATGGATGTCAAGTAAACACCATCAGCATAGTTGTGAAACCGTGAGCTTCCAGGTATCGATGGCGATTTATTTTTTCGAACAAGGGTGGTATCTCTGTCACAAACAGCCATAAGCCCTATGTCGCCAACTACTGGATCCATGATAACGGCACTACTTCCACGCTGGAGCCGGAGAAATGGGATGTTATAGAACTTACCACCATCGTTAAGACTTTCCCCGTTAGCGCTAGTTTCATGCAGCATGTGCTCCAGATCTAGCGTTCCGTCCTCATTAATCTCGATGACCCTGACTATCGAAATAAATGACATACCTGAGATCATTTTGCTGATGACGTATTCCATCATGTTTCCCTGGCAGCTCATATCGACAGGGCTTATTGTTCTTTTCTTATTCAATCTATCCCTCCTTCCCCGGACCTACGGGAAAGGCGACAATGTACGTTTCCCAAAGTCCGCCATCTACATTTGAAGAAAGATAGTGCGTTGTTCCTTCCTTGATCTGATACATTCCATATGCATTTGGGAGGCTGGTATTAAGGTTGAGAAACCTGCCAACTATAAAGGCCGGCGAGAACATCGCCCTAAAGCATATGCCTACATCATAAAAAATTGGGTAACCAATAAGTCCGGCATCTGGTGCCACATAGGGGATGATGTTATCCCTGGCTACTCCATCAAGAAAAATGGAGATTGTCTCGAAGTTAACATCTACGCTGAAGTTGTAATCCTTCGATATTTTAATGATTTGCTCTACGGCATTTCCGCTGTAGTTAGCGCCGTTCATGGTAATGTCGACGCCATAGTTAGCGAATTTGAACCCAACTTGTTTGCATATGGAGGAAACGAGATCTTGAGCTTTAACAGGCCCCTTAATAGAGGTTGGTGCCAATGGAATCGCTCTGACAAAGGTTGCGACGTTCGCACTAATCTCCAGGGCGGCATCAGGGGCTTGGTTCATATTGATTCTTGCGCTATTGATGACGCCATCAAAAACCAGTTCCCCTTCAGCATAAACGCGAACGAAGTTTTTGTTGTTCTGATTCTGCCTCTGAGACTTTCCGCTTATCTTGGCCATATAATCAAGAGAAAGCCCCCATAAGCTCAGCTCCATACTTGTGGCAGCGGTTCCTCCATAAGCCGATATGGAAAGGTCACACTTCATGTTTTCCATGGTGAGAACATTTCCCTTTCCCTGTTCGAACTCCCCATCTCCAAGCGTAAATTGAAGTTTCAGTTTTCTGATTTTATAGGTCACGACGAAATCTCTGAAGATGTGAGGAAGTAAAGCTTAAAACGGCTACCCAACTCATCCCAGTAAGGGTCTGCTGCACCCTTCGTGTCGACAAAAACGAGGTCGCCCGGGAAGTCTAAATATGCGTATCTGACAATCCAGTTGCAGTTCAGACATAACACCCCCTGCGCTATGGCATTGTCTCCGAGATAGAGGTCAAGGAATAAGCCGGTAGACCGCTGATGGATCCTTATCGTGTAGGAGGTGTTATTGAGAGATACCGTAACTCGCTGGGACTTTATCGCGTTGAGTGTAATTTCCTGCATCACGTCACCACCGAAACGAATTTACCGATTCCGTTTTTTATTTGCGTTGATACCTGGTCAGTTCCCGATGTCCATGCATTACCAACCGTAGCCGCAGCTGAATTAACACCAGATACGATAGCGCTTGAGGTTGTTTGCAAGGCACTTGAAAGCGATACATTTCCGCTAGTCCAGGCATTCTTAACATCTGTCAGAGTTACATCTTTGACTGAGGATTGTCCGTTAGTCGTCAAAATCGCAGAATTTACGCTTGCTGAATTATTATCAGATGGAGCGTTTGGTGTAGTGTTGCTCGATAAAGATACCTCGGCAATATCCATCACCTGCTGGAAAGTTGCACTAACTTTCAAAAGGGTTAATCCACCTCTGGCGCTTATCGAGTAGTCGTAGTGCGCCAGGTCATAACCTTCATAAACACGATCCGGGGTCTCGATGTCATACGTACAAGCCGTATTTTTCATCGTGTCTAGAATGCCAAGCAATCCGGTTCTGCTGAGGGTAGAGAAGTTCGTGATGTTTGGTAGCGCTCCCGTGTAAGCACTCCAGCCTTCCAGAACAAAAACCACTCGCAACTCAGCCGGCCGCCTGACCTTGTTATACGAAGTGTAAGAGCCTTTTTCTATCGGGGCGTTAACAATGGCAGCATCACCTACAGGCTCCGCAGAAACCCATCCTGTGGGCTCAAACACGGTCATCCCCGGAATAACGCCAGTGAGCGTCTCGTCGACTTTGTTATAGGTGATGCCCCATGAAGGAAATAGCGTTGAGTTGATGATGGAGAAAATGCTGCCAGAGTTTATGGCTGACAGTAGGGTTGTTTCGTTCAGTGAGAACATTTAGCCTCCTGACTGGCCGCTGTCATATCCAATTAACGTAGCTCTGTTTTGGGCTGACCTACTCATGTCCTGAGACAATTTGCCAACAGATGAGGCCGGAGTCACAACCTGCATTTGCTGAATATGGAAGCTCTGGCCGCCCTGAGAAGGCACTCGATAAGGTGCGACGCTGTCTGCAGCCATCCCAGCCCCTGCCTTCATATTGGCAACAACCTTGGCATAATATTCCTGGGTTTCTTTTGGTGCGTTCTGCATACCTTTTTTCTGCAGATTGCCAAGCCCCCAGTTGTAAGCCTGAAGCGCTGATTGCGTATCCCCGGTTGCCATAATCAGGTAGTGCAGATATTTTGCCGCTGCTTCTGCTGATTTTTTTGGGTCATAGACATCGCTGCCATTCAGTCCCATATCTTTGGCGGTGCCAGGCATAAACTGAAACAAACCCTTTGCTCCAGCCTTAGATACTGCATACGGATCGCCACCAGATTCTGTCGCAGCCACGCCGCGAAGCAAGCCTGCAGGGAGTCCATATTTCCCTTCCAGCATCCCGAACTCGCCAGACATCGCATTAAGCAGTGCTTTACCCTTTGGCCCAAGCCGGGCCGCCGTAGCATTCAGCGGTACATTCGGCTGATATCCTTCAATGCTGGGGCTTCTCTCCGCAGCGCCAGCCTCTGCAACAAAGTAATCCGAGATTTTGCTTAGATACTGCTTGGTTGTGTCCCAATAGGATTTTTCATCCTGATTGTGCTTCCTTTCTTCAGGGGAAGAAGGAGCACCGCCAAGCCATTCAGGTAAATATTTATTTAACAGGTCGTTATATTTTTTATATGTGCTATCTGAGTATTCTTCCTGTGCATTCTTGGTTACTCCTGGCAAATAATCCTTTCCGTTTGGTTTGCCATTCTCTGTGCCATACCAAGCTTTTTTAAACTCATCGGCTGCCTTGCTGAATTCACCGTTATTCAGTGCGTTCAGCGCATTGCCGAGATGGGTAAACATGTTGGAAAGCTCTTTAAAGCTCTCCATTAAGCTATCTAACTCCTGCTTTAACGACCACTTCCCGAGGTCTATGCCGGTGATCCCCTTAATGTCTTTGCTTAGCTCACCAAAGAAATCAGATATCGGACCTCGATTTTGTGACAAGTCGGTTAGTGATGTATTCACCTGCTGGATAACGGGTATCAACCCATTAAATAGCTTGTTTTTCAGCGTATCAAAGTTCTGAGCGAGCACGGTCCATTGCTCATTGAACTCTTTTGCGGCCCGTATGTTATTGTCGCTAATTCCTGATCCGGCGGTAAACCTGTCCACATTAGGCAAAAACTTACCAGCCATGGCGCTGTTTATAACTTCATCAGAAAAACCAGCCTGCCTGCCGGCTAATCTCGCCCTTTCCTTATTAGGGTCTTTTTGTATTGCAAGAAGAATTTGCTTCGCTATATCTTGCGACGTCAGGTTTGGATTATATGTATCAAAGTAAATCCCTGTATCTTGAGAAAGCATTTGCAGGGAATTGACAAACCCAGCGTCGGGCCGACCCTGGCGACCAGACATTAATTTATCATTTATGCTTGATAATGATCCGAGCATAGCTTGCGCACTAGAACCAGCAGCCTCTGCCGCGCGGCCCCAGCCATCAAGCTCTCTGGCCGATGCCCTAAGTACCGCCGATTGGTTCGAAAGCGCCTGCAAGCTATGCGTCATGCCATCGACGAACTTTAACGTTCCACCAAACGTCAGGCTCACGCCGGCCAGCGCCAGCATCTCGTTCTTTATGCTTGAGAAGAACCCCGCAGCTCGCTTGCCCTGGGATTCCATGTAATCGGCGTTTTTCTTTGATGTCTCGCGAAGATTTTTCGTCCCGTCGTCGATTTTCTGCCGGGCCTTATCAAACTCCCTGGTGTCGATACCAAAGGTGATAAGCAGCGCGTCAATTACTTGAGCCATGTGGTTTACTCATTACCGATTTGTTGTGATTGTCCACCCTGCGAATTTCAAGCAGCCACCACATATCCTGCACACTGTAGACAGTGCTCAGCTCATGAAGAGTCGCCAACTTCCCGGAAACAACCGCCGCAATAGTTCTCGGAACGTTCTCGTACTGTATGAGCCCGCGAGCGTCTTCAGGCATCTCTGGCGGCAGGTCTAGTCTGCGATGGCGTTCAAGAAAGACAGGTGAAGTTTCAGAGCTTCGACCTTAAGGCGGAATAGTGTGCTTGGTTCTTCGATGTGGATTTCCGGTGACAGCGGAATAACTGCATTTGGTGCGGCCACAAACTGCACGCATCGCATGAGCTCATTCGACAGACGAACGCGCTCGTCGCGGCCAACCTTGGATAGCGCAGTGATGCCGTATTTCGCCAGGCCGATCATGCCGGATGCCATAATCGAGTCGCGAATTTCTTCGCTTTCAGTGTCAGATGACGCTTTAGCGAGGAAGTTTGTAACATTGTTCGGCACATCAACGCCGCTGCCAATCAGGGCGCATGCGAGGTCTGTTGCCCACATTTCTGCATCCGTGGCTGACATTTCAGTAATGCGGAAGGTCTTCCCTTTGTCGCGATTGTTCGCATCAATGGTGAAATCAATATGCTTGCGGCTCATTTTTGTTCCTGAGTTTATTTTGACGGCGCATAAAAAAGCCCACCTGAGTGGGCTGCTGTAATTTGGTGGTGCTTACTTTGCGATCGCATTAACGAATCCGGGCAAAGTAATCTGGCCTTGCTGGTCGAGCTTTTCGATACGGGAAAGCAACTGCGGCTTTTTCTCTTTTCCCCATCGACGCAACAGGCGGCCTGACATGCTGGCAACATCCTTTTCTTTCATGTACTCCAGCATTACGGCGTTGCGCTCTGCCTCGTAGCTCTCGCTGTACCTGCGTAGTTCGGCTGTCATCCAGTTAAATGCGTTGATATAGGCTTCTTTAACAGCATCGGCCTTCTCGCCAGTGAACCCCATAACCAGCATGACAAACCCACTAAAATCCATCCTGTAATAGGTTTGCGTCTTATCAAAAATACCTAAGTCATTGATTTTCTCGGCAGCCCAAAAATGGGCCGTCGAGAATTCCCGGGAGCACTTGAGGTTTTTAATCGCCCTGATTACATGCTGATGGCGCTTGCCAAACGCCTTTGCGATCTGGAATGTATCTGTCACCGGCTCGCCATTTGCTGCAGTAACAAGATGGCGAAAATCAAATTCATTAGTTGCCTGCAATTTAGTCATGTGTTTTGCCTTTTAAAAAGCGAACCTGCTCACACAGAAAAGCCGCCCCAAGAGGCCCACCGGCACTAGCGGCAGTTCTCAGATTCGCTTTCTGAAAGGTTCTTGGTTTGAATGCGCGGGTGAGTGCGCTTACTGCTGATAAAAAAGCCCCATCAGGTGACGGGGCTGTTTGTGTTATGCGGCGTAATCGGAGCCGACGATGTTTTCCCACTCAATCAGGCCCGCCATTGGCTGCAGGATACGGCCAGCAGAAGGGACGGCTTTCCAGCTCTTGAAAATGCCGTTTGTCATCGTGTATTTCCGGCTCAGTGACGGCAGATAGACTGTCCCGTTGCATCGGAAGATCGCCTTCGATGTGCGCTGGGTTTGAAACCAGGTATCGATATAGCTCCGGCTTGGCGAATCAGGCAGCAGGTGGAAAGTCCACGGCAGATCGCCAAACACAAAACCGCCGGTCAGCTTGCCGTCTGCAGTACGGATGGTTTCCGCCAGTTCAGTGTCGCCCTGCTCAAAGATGTTCTGCGCTTCGAACTGCTCCAGGTTAAAGCCACTGGTATACAGGTTGGTGACCGTCAGAATGATTGTGCAGTCAGCAGAAGTTAATGAATTAGCCATTATTGTGCTCCAATATCAGGCATGCACGGCCAATACGTGCTTGCTTTATATCTGTTCAAGGTTCCTGGAATAACCCGCAGGTTATCCTCGCAGTGCAAGCCGCATACATATTTAGAGAATAAAGGAACAATGTGATCAACTTCGTGAGGGATTCCAGAGGAATGACTCCTATCCCTTGCAGCCTGATATATGAGTTTGATCTCATCCTGGTTAGCCCAAGGGGGAGTCTGTGCCTTGCGCCTCTTATGTGAAGCGTTAGAATCGTATCTGCCCTTGTTTAACCTATAGAATTCAGCATTCTTTTCCAAAATAGACTGCCTGTTCCTGATTCTGTATTCTCGCTCTTTTTTCTTATTTCTCGCATGCCACGCCCGCTGGTACGCATTGCGCTTCTCTCTGGTCTTTTCGCGAGTTTTTGCAGACACTTCCCGAATTTTCTCTGGATTAAGAGAGCAAAATTCTTGGTATTTTTGTCTGGAGCACTCCCGGCAGTAACAAGACAGCCCATCCTTGGTCTGTTTGTTCTTACAAAAAGAAGCTAATGGAAGCGAGTGGCCGCAAGATCGGCATACTTTACTCGGATCCATCTCACTGAACTTCCACGGAATTCACAGTCAGTTTCTGAATGACGCCGCCATCGCAATACCAGAGGTATACGGTTGGCGTGGTTCGGTTAGCGCGCATTGCTGCGTTGAACGGCGCGACGTAGATGTAGTAGCCGGCAGAGGTCAGAGAGGAGCTGATATCAGAGCCGACAATGTTTTTGATTGCCAGAATCTGCGACGCATCCAGGTCTGTCCCTACTGAGCAACCGCCCCAGGTCTTGAATTGCTCGATGGTGGCTGTCATGCAGCCCTCAATGAGCGCCTTGCCTTGCGCGTTGTACGGAATGTACGTGTTGGACGTAAACAGCGTCAGAATGGCTTTCTGTAGGTTTGCGTTAAGCCAAATCTGTCCTAACTGAGCATCCAGCCATTTGTAATCGCCGGAGATAGCGCCGTTGTACCACATGTTCTGTGTGTAGTTATTCGCGCCATACGTGCCGTAGAAGCTGTAGCCGTTGGTAATCAGCGCCGAGTAATCAGAGTTGGTGGTTACGTCAGCCAGGAGGCCATTCAGCACCCGGAAGGCGATCGGCAGACGGCCGTTCTGCTGGTTGAAGTTCAGGCTTGCGCCGTACCCCAGGATATTCGCCGTTTTACTGACATCGCCATACGCCGGGATCACGCTTGCATAATTTGCAGTTTTAACCGGGTAGAACAGCGTCTGTGTGCTGCCTGCCTGCAGGCAGTAATTGGAATCATCCAGCAACACGAACACGTACCGGTAAGCTTCGCCGCTCACCCATGACGCAAATGCAGTCACCTGGTCTGCAGTAGGAACAAAGGTTGTGGTGAACTGCACCCAGTCCTGCGTCAGAGCGGTAACCGAGGTCATCAGTTCACTGACAACGTCGGCATCAGCACCCTGGGAAAGGGTTGCGCCAGTGGCAGAAGTTAACAGCAGGCTAGGAGCCAGCGTACCCGAGGCAAATGTCAGTGTTGCCGCATCACCAGTCGTTTCGGTGGTGATGATGAATGCCTTGGTGGTGGTATCCCATACGACTGTCACCTGCACACCGGAGTTAACGGCATTGATGGCATCTTCAATCTGCGTTGCTGCAGCGGTAAAGCTCGCAACAGAGGACAGGCTGATATTAGCGGTGGTGACCGATGTACCGTTGATGGTCAGTGTCAGCGTGCCGCTTAGCAATTTCAGCTCAGCGAGGGTCAATGCTCCCAGGCTGGCCGAGCGGAGAAACGCGCCGATCGCATCTGAGTTATAGCGACAGAAAAACAACTGCCCCGGCGTCTGGCTGGCGTTATTGAATCCCTGGAAATAAATGTCCGCCATCGAGAACTCAGTAGATGAACTACCGAAATACGTGGAGACATCGTCAGAATTAGTGAATGACAGGAGCGCACCCTTTGGCGCGTATTCGCTGTCAGTCAGAATCAACCCATTAAGGTCAAGCGCCGAGCCTGTGGCTGACAGCACGCCCGGGTTGATTTTGATGATGTTACTTAAACTAATTGCCATGTTTACGCACTCTCAGGAGGAAATTTGGCGTCTACAGAATCAGCGCGGACGTTTGCGCTGGTCATGAAATACTGAGTTACCGACACGTCGACGGGGATTTGGGCATAGAAGTCGCAAGTCCAGCGGTTTTCCCACTGGTCCTCACCATTCACCATGGTTGTCTGTATCGGGTCTTTGCAGTAAAGAGGGGTGATTAACGGCGGAGCGCTTGATGTGCTCTCCGAGAAATCACGAAACCACTGGCAGGCATAATCGGAACGAGAAAGCGTAAAGATGATGTTTGCATAGTCCTGAGCGGCATCCCCGTAGAAATCCAGCTGACAGCGCCAGATAGCCGTTCGTTTATGCGTTTCTGTTCCTGAATCTGCGCCGGTTGTGTACTGGTAGCTGATGGAGTTTGTTGATAGCCCGTCAATGCCGAGGGGCGTCATAATGACGTAATTACCATCCGGCATCTCAGTGTTGTTTTGCTGCGATTGCCTGCAGGCCGAAAGGGTCAGGTGAGCCTTCAGGAATGCCCGCAGAGACAGAAACAAACCATCCATCAGCGGCGTGATGGATGCCGCCATTTAGGTTACCTGCAGTTGAATTACGAATGAGCACCAGTCTGGCCACTCTTCCAGAACCTGGCGGATCATCCATGTTTCACCACCAATTATCAGGAAGTCGCCACCTGTTTTCCGTGGGCGGTTAATGCCATTGAATGAGCCGTTGACGTAGAACTTTTTGACGACGCCCGTGAGGTTGAGATTATCGACGTGTCGCAGGTCGTCATTGGACAGAGCCTGAAGCTGACCGTTAACGATAGACTCGGCATAAACCTTAACCATCTTCCCGCTGTCATCTTCTGACTCACTGACAAAGACCTTCATCTGTACGTCAATGAACGGGTTTACAGTAGCTATAAGGCCGGATACGAGGTTATGCAGGTTCATTGTCGTTACCTTCTATAATCTCGAAATCAACTGCGCGCTGCATGCTGCCAGAATCTACCAGCGTCATCTCAGGCATGGCTCTCCCCTTCCTGCGCTTAGCATCAATCGTTGATTGCGCGTTAGGAGGCGGAACCGAATGCTCAATGGTGTCCTTGATATCCTGAGCAGCGATCATGCCAAGAATGGTGAAGGCGTTTCTGAAACCATTAGCATTCTGCGCCTGCCCCTTCATTGCCTTTGCGGCAACATCAGCCCACTCAGAGGTTTTGTCTGCAGCCGTATTGCGCATGAATGGCCTTGCCGGGATAGTTTTAGTGCCGAATTCGTTAGCTGCAGCATATGGCGCTATAGGCTCGCCGGTATCTTCATTGGTCGAGCCAGCAAGGATGCCAACATTCATGCGAATTTCTGCACCCTTGAGCATGTCAGCCAGCACCTGGTTGATTTTGTCGCCACCTGATATCGATGCCATAACTCATCCCCATGGGTGAACGTAGCGCCGCGGGTAATATCGACCACCAACAACGTATTTCCTGGTCGCCTGCCAGAACAATTGACCGCATGGCGTCATCTTGAACCATGAGGCGTTTGTTACATCAGGGACAGCAAACGAGACGCTCACACTACCCTCTGTCGCTCCTGATGCAGGGCCAGCCTGACCATTCCCCCAGAGCGCCATAGAGGCGATATGGCACGTGAGCGCATAGAGCAATGTCTTGCGGTCATTGATGCCATTTGTAGGGTCATAGGGAACGACAGACGACTCAGTGTTATCCAGCACAAGGCAGGCCACATCAAATGCGTTCTGTAATTGCGCTGGCGTGAGAACACCGGAGAATCGCGGGTAAATGGAAAGGAACTCGCCACTGTCGAAAGTGACGATCGCCATTATGCTGCCTCGCTGGCCGGAACTTCCTGAGTTTTGATGGTCTTGTCATTTTTGACATCGACCGGCTCGCGACCGTGCTTAACGCCTTTTTTCTCACTGGCGTTGGCATCAGCGCTTGCGGCATCTTTCTCATGAATGAGCGTGCCTTTTCGAACCATGTCGGCTACCAGCGATGGATACGTCGCCAGAACCTCTTCCCATTCAGCGGCATCAACAGAGGTAGATCCGAATCCGCAGGTGAGCACGCCTTTTTCCATGCCGCGCAGATGGAAGTCGGAACCTTTCAGAGAGACTTTCTTATCGTTCTTCAGGTCAAAGATGAGTCCATGTGGGTGTTTCAGGCGAACGTGAATAGAGCCAGACATAGTATTTCCTTCAGGAGTTGAAACAGCCTCCGTAGAGGCTGTGGTTTTGCGAGGGCGAGCCATGGTTAGATACCAGTCATCTGAGCGACAGCTGCGGGAACCCGGATGACGCCACCGTATGTGGTGCCAGTGACTTTCTGTGCAAAGGAGGACAGAGAAGGCACTACGCGACCCATGCGGATTTTCTCACCGAAGCCCAGCAGGCCAGTTTCATTACCCAGCACTTCCGGCGCGATAATCATCAGCGTTTCAGATGCAGCCGGCGCGTATGCTGCGCCAAGTTGCGGCAGCGATACGAACTCAGCGTTCGGGAAGTAATCTTCCAGCATCTTCATGGTGGTCAGACCCAGGCTGGTAGGCGCTGCCAGCAGAGAGCGGGTGCCTGGAGACATGACGATTTTCAGCTTCGACTTCTCATCAACCAGACCGTTTAACTGGTTAACCAGCGTGGTAAATAGTTTGATGACGTCGTTGTAGCGAGCGATCGCGTCTTTAGATGCCCATGCAGTCTGGCCGCCGACTGAAATCGGGGTCACTGCAGCCGGCAGGTTCGGGTCGTTCAGCACGCCATAGATTTCTTTGCCTTCTACACCGAGAAGGTAGAATTTGTTGGCGTCGATATCGATGGTGGTTGCCGCTGCACGCTGCTTGGCAGAAGCCAGGTTGATTTTGGCCTGCGCCGCCATATCCTGCTCCAGATCGCCGTATTCGATGATAGTCTGGAAGCGGTACTGCTCTCGGGTATGCCATTCGCTGTTGACGCCGGATACGCCAAACTGGCCGAAGTCAGAATAAGCGGCGGTGTTGCCGGTCACTTCATCTGCACGCCATTTGAAATACGGAGTCGTCCAGTCGCCACGCTTTTCTTCGGCATACAATTCGCGAGCGTTACGAGGCGCGGTCATAATCTCGATAACGGTCGGGTCGATGTATGCCAGCAGTTCAGCCGGGACGGTGGTGTTAGCCTGGGTGATTAGCGCGGCATCCTGCAGGATTTGCGGCATGTTTTCCGCAGTAATCCACTGGCGGGCGTTACGACCGAAATCAAAGCCATAACGCTTCGCTTGTTCAAACGTAATATTCATTTTTGTCTCCATCCGCGCGCGACAAAGCCCACCGCGTTAATGCAGTGTCAGTCGCAGGCGGATATTTAATTAATTATGCGAGCGCAGGGGAATAGTTGGAGATCAGCACCAGACCGTCTTCAGCGCGAATCTCTTTCACGACAAAGCCAGTCTCTACGTGACCAGCAACAGTTGCGCCGGCGTTGGCGTAAGCGATGCTGCCATCTGTGGTAGAGGCAAACGCTTTCTGGCCGTAGGTCGGAGTCGCTGACTGGTTGATGGCTGCGTAGAACTCACCTTTCACCGCAACCGTGACCGGGGTTTCGGTCGGAATGGTCAGCGTACCGCTGGAGGTGATGGTGTAGTTGTAGTAGTTGATCAGGCGCTGAACGAAGCCGGCAACCACAGAGCCAGAAGCTTTTACCTGGGTTTCCGGGTCAGTGCCACGAAACACGAAGCGGCCAACGGTAACACTACCTTCAGCCAGCGGATTTTTCGGCAGATATACAACCGGGTTGTGAGAGGCTTTATCACCCTCAACCGCACCAGAGTAGTACAGGCCAACTTGATCTTGAAGTGCCATTGTCAAAGCCTCTTATCGGATTTTGATGTTTTTGAGGCCAGCAAACTGACCGTCGAAAGATGTAGCAGCCGCGCTATCAAATGTTGGCGCCGGATTCGTGGCTGGCTTGCTAGCCGCCATGATGTCCACCATGCCTTTGTATGCGGCCTTGTCGTAGTTTTTGATGTTCACGCCTTTCTGCTTCAGCGCGTGTCCGTAGATGTCCTCGGCGCTGTCAAACGCCATGACATCCAGCTCGCCGACCAGTTCACGCACAGCGCGCCCAGCTTCATTCAGGCTGCGGAAGTGAGACTGAGCCTCTACGCGCGCCTGTTGTTTGATTGTGTTGGCGTCCATCGCAGCCTCTTTTTTCTCTTCTTTTTCTTCTGCCTTTTCTTCCTTCTTCTCTTCCGGGTCTTCATCACCAGTCGGACGAGCGAATACAGCGGCTACCTTTTCCAGAATGTCATCCGGAACTTTGCCGCCGAGAATGGCCTTGATACTTTCCAGTGGATTCTCTTCGTCGAAGATGGTGTCATCTTCCTGGCCCATCGGATCGGCTTCGTTATCAACGACGCTTTCCGGCACGGCCTCAGCGGCTTCCATCAGCTCAGCCAGTTCTTCTGGCTCGATTTCCATATCCTGTGCTAGTTGGTTGCCATACTGGCGCACAACAGCTTTAACGAGATTCCCTGGCTTCTTGTAAGACGTAACCAGTTTTGCCAGGTCCGCAGGTGCGGCATCCTGTGCAAGGCGGGGCTTGAGGTATGCGGCCAGATTGCCCATTGCAAGCGCCTGTTTTTTGGTAAGTTGCATTGATTGCACCTTTTGTAGTTGTGACGGCATACCGTCATGGACAGAAACTTCGGGGCCAGCACGCCCCTCTTTCACTAAAGCAACGTGGTTGCCACGGAGATTTCGCATAACAAAGTCATACGGAATACCGTTGAATTCCCCGGGCGTGAAATCAGGCTCGAAGAAGTACCCGCAACTGATTTCCTTGAGGCTCTCATCGTTTATGGCGTTGATAGCGGACTGGTCAGTTACTGATAGTGCGTTGTCGAGGTAAGGCGGAGACCAGACAGGCGTTGTGCCAATCGAGCCAACCCGCTCCTCTTTGAGTGGTGAATGCGCTGAATCCTGCTTATGGATAATCAGCAGAGGCATTCCGTTGAATGTGTCTTTGGCTTTCTCAAGCTCTTCGCCGGAGCGGTAGCCGTAGTAAACGCGATCGGGGTCAAGCTCTAACGCTTCCCATCCCGGAATCTCGCGCCCATAATATGGTGCTACCTGCTCTTTGGTAAGGTGGGTCTGTGTGACGTGAAGGTATCCGTTTTCGTCAATCCTGCGCCTCGATGACTCATCAAGAGCTATCACCTTGTCTTGAGCCAACTTGTCAGGCTTTACATTTGCATATCTCTTTGACATTTCCCTTACCGCCGCTGGGTTGCCACTTAAAAACTTCTTCATAAGCGACTGTGCGTCTTTGTTTGTTTCAGCCTCTCGAAATAACTCCCTAACCTGGGCATTTTGTTTAGCCTCAAAACGCTCACTTGGTGGCTTTTTCAGGGCGTCACTCCAGTTTCGATATGAAGAGCTTTGCTTTTCGCCAAGCTTCATGTTTTTTACATACGCAGGAATGCCATCAGATGGAGATGCCGTGCTTTTTGGCGGGATTCGGCCAGATGCCCCTTGAGTAACAGTGCCGTTGGCATCAACTTTTACATGAGCACCATTAATGGTTATCCACTTTTCTTCTGAAGAGCTATCGCCGGTATATCCGTTGGCGTATGCCGCTCTTTCCTGCTCTTCGGCTTCTTCTTTTGTGGGGTAGACTTTACCGTTATTACCCCAGCGCCAGCCGCCTTTAACTTTTTGTACTGGCATCTAATTACCTTTTTAATTTAGGTAGGTAATGGCATCCACTCCACTACGCCTCCAAACACCTGCCCATAGAAAACAAACCATCCATCACGATATTGGCAACCGCCTTCTATTTGTCCAAGGTGGTTCTTTGCAATGACAAATTGTCCATTTCCTGGCAAATTCTCACTCACCTTCATCCACTCTCCGAAGACTCCATACCTACAGCGCTTTAACGATGAATTTGGAGGAGGTGGAGGTGATTCAGGTCGGATGACAACATCACCATGTTTATATGGCGGTGGCGTTGGGTGCTTGCGTGACATTCTGCTTACCTTCTTCAGGCAATAAAAAAGGTCGCTTATGCGACCCGGTAGTTACTGAATGATGTAGCTCGCTGCCGTGGTAATCAGCGCCCTGACAAGTGACATTTTCGCCGCCATGTCCTCTTTCTCGAAATCATGATCAACCGATGCCGTCTGTAGCATGCCATCAGGAGATGACCACACCACACTGATTACGCCTTCATCCTCATCGAAATCGATGCTGATGTTTAGCATGGCAGCCAGATAAAGCGCCGATTCGTCATTAGTTGAGGCTTGTTCGATGGTCTTGGTGGCAAACATAAGTTACCTCTCAGGAATGCTGACTACTTCTTGAATGGCTACTCTGGAAATGGTTCCCCTTTCGTAACCACTCCCGCAAATGGAGGTAATGACTTTTGTTTCGCCAAGATACGCCAGGAGGTCATCGCTTCCGAAAAAAGCGGATCCATCAATCAGGTAGACCTTAACAAAACCATGCATTTCCAAAATGCGAGCATTCATCTCGCTGACAGATTCCATCATTTCTTCCTCTTGAGGGCGACGATGAGGGTTACAGCGAGGATTGCGCCACCGGCGATAAACATCGTGGCGGCAGAGTTGAGGATTTCGTGTGACATGTCATTCACCAGGCGTTGGAATAACCGGCCTTCCCTCGCATTTGCAGCCAGGCAACTCTCCGGGTTGGACGTATCTCTTTAAATGTGAATCCCAAAAGCCAACATCGATATCATATTCTTGTCCATCTGCATGGACGTGTGATTCTCGAAATGTCTTGCTACCCCCGGCCCTATGCTTAAGCACGCATCTTTTAATACCCGCTGCCTTTTGCCTTCTTCTGGCAATTGAGCTCGTGGCTTTTCCATTTTGATCGCGGGCTATAAACTTTGCCCGCCTCTCAGTAATCCCATAGCGCTTCTTAAGCTGTTCTTTCAGATACCCGACATCACGACCTCTAATGATGCTTTCCTGCACCATTGTCTGTACCTGCGTAAGATATTGCTCTGGAATAGACTTTATGAGATTGACTTGCTCCTCATAAAGCCCGTCAAGAGTCGCCTGAACTTCTGGCGTCACTCGCATGTTGACGGTGATATCGTGTGCGCCAAGGCTTTTTTTTACACTATTTGAAGCCCACGCATTAGAGCGGCGGACAAACCACAGGGCTATATCCTTTGCCTTTTTATCGAACGTCTCTCGCCAGGTAGCCATGATGCTTATCAGCTTCGATCCGACTTCTTTTGCTGGAGAAGCATCACCTACGATTTCGCTTTCGTTACGGCGATACTCGGCGCTCAACCACCAGTCTACAGACCTCGACATTTCGTCGATAAGACTAAGCAGCTTCTTCCTGTACTCCACTTCCAGTCCCGCGTTCGGTCGGGTTGAAGATGCCGTTTTCTGTTTCTTCTTCGCCATCATCGCCTTCCGGAACCTGTTCTGCGTCTATGCCGTAGAATCCGCTTTGAGGGTCGTCAGCAAGTGCCTTCCTGACTTCCTGCTCGCTGACTACGCCTTCAGTCAAATAAATCTGCCTGGTGCTGGCTTTCTTGTTCTGCGTCTCGGCAATCGAATTCTCGTCGTCTTCATTCAGGGAGGTGAACTTGAATGCCACCGATTCGTCATAGGTGCCAAGTTTCACAATCTGGATGATGTCCAGCATCTTCTGCAGTGGTTCGCGAAGAACTTTCTCCTGCTGCGAGTTGATGTGGTCGTTATAGTTTTTGATGTCCGCGTCGCCAGTGTTGAAACCCTGAGGCGAAATACCCATAAGCTTCACGGCGGGAGTACGGTTAATCGCAACGATGAACTCCAGTTGCTGCCTGACGATATCGGTAACGCCATTGAGCGGTACGGAGACGTTGATGAAGTCTTCCATCTCTTTGTCGAGCGCAAACACGCCATCATTGCTCATGTAAGCAGTGAGGTAATTAATTCGCGCATCGATGCCGCTGGTAGCGTTGGGGTTGGTCAGGATGTCCTGCATATTGGTCTTGAAGACCTTCAGGGAGAACTTCTCCAGCAGCCTTGCCTCAGCCATTCGCGCATCCTGAAAGTGCAGCACGTAGTCATAGAGAATCTGTGCGCGAGGGATGCCGAGAAAGTTGTAGGTTGGTTTTAGGATGACCGGGACTTCATTACCACAGACGCGAATCAGCCGGCTCTTGTGAACCTGCTTACCCAGCACCCACCATGTGTCGGGCACATAGTACCGAGGACTCAACGGGTCTAGTGATTCATAGGTGCCCGGGAAGACGTTGATCGGCTCGATAATCGTGAAGCGTTTGAAGTTCTTCAGCTCGGCTGATTTATTGCTGATATCGAGCGGCGTTAGCAACTGGCTATCTGATGCCCCGGTATCAATAAAGATAAGGCAGCCGCCGAAGTAGCCATCAAACTCAGCCGCCTTGTGACAGAGCGCCTGCAGGCGATAGTCAATCATCGCCTCTTCGAGGATTGTCTTTTCGTCTGAATCGTCGCCATCGCCATTTGAGTCAGTGGCTGTAATCTCGATCCACTCGCGAGTCATGTCATCCGCGACCGTCTCGACACAGGCGCGAATTAACCCGTTCTGCGTCAGAGATGAAAGCGCAGCATACCCCATGAAGCTCGGGCCGAGGTTTGGAAACTGGCCCATGTCGAAAGCGTGCTGTAAGAGCGTATAAGCGCCAGACACTTCAAGCTGATGGTCCATTGCGAGCTGTGCATCTTTAGGCGCTCCCAGCGTTTTTGCCGGGCCGTACATCAACTTAATCTGGTCTAACGTCGGGATAAGTTCCCCACTCTCGATTTTTTCTCGGATAGCCGCTGAAATGGTTAACGGCTTGCGCGGGCCACCCTGCCGACGTTGACGGCGTTTATTATAATTTGCCATATGTTTCTCATCGACGTGGGAAGTGATTGCGGGAAGAGGCCTGTCGCACCAGATTGGGGTTCATGTTGATCTGCCCCTTGCGCTTAATCATTGGCGACAGCGCATAACGAGTGGCATCAATGTAATGGTTAAATGCATCGACAATATCCGTCAGCACATCACCTGTTAATCTGTCGACCTTGTAGCTATACATCCTCGCCTCATTAATCCATCCGGTGCAGCGCGGGTGAATGATGATTTCCTGATAGCTTCGAAGGTGTGCTATGCCATCCTCTACACTGCCCTTCCACTTCTCCACCCCGGTAATTCGTGGAAGGCTTTTCCTCAGTCCATTCCCGGTATTTTTGACGTGACTGATGGTTTCAGGCCGTGCAGAATCGGCACGAACAACATGCTCTTCAATGCCGGGGATCCGCTGAATCATGAATGTGGCGATATCATCATTCTCAAGTCCAACTTTTCCCGCTTCGTATTCAATCCAGAGCCTACGGTCATGAACCCAGCATTTAACGCCAGCAGTCGGGTCTTGAGAGAAGCCCCAGTCAATTCCGTAATATGGGCCATCCCAGCCTTCTGCGGCTTCGAATTCTTCAATGCGGTACTTGCCGGCAAGGATTTGAGCATCGCTGTTCTCACGATAGGCACCATCCCATATCCATGCATAGGTCTGGTCATCCAATCTGCGGCGATCGCTTTGCCTTTCCCCCTCAAGAACATCAGGAAACCAGGGGTTGTCCTGGTAATTCATTTCTACCGTAATGCAGTCGTCGCCAGCTTCTTTGCGAAACCTCTTATCAGTAGGGCTACCATCTCGCTCCGGGTTCCATGTAACCCAAATTTCCGACCCATCCTCGCGGACTGTAGGGCTGAGCTTTTGCCAGGCGATTTCGCTTACTGATTCTGCTTCATCGACCCAGCACAGGAGAATGCGAGCCTTTGACTTAATGCTGTCAAGGTTATGGCGCAAGCCACAAAAGACATAGCTCACACTCTTGTCGATGGTGCGGATGTACTTTTCGCCAATATCAAAGTTTGCCGCAAGCCACGGCACAGAGCGTATAGCCTGTTTAACTTCCTCCATGCTCGACTCTTCGAGTGAGTTCATGAACTCTCGGGCGCAGAGGATTACCCCGCTATCTCCGTTCATCATCGCCTGATAGGCCTTTACCGCAGTCATCAGAGCGAATGTTCTCGTCTTTGCGCTACCGCGGCCGCCATGCGAGCAGCGATATCGCTTATTTGCGGCAGTGAATAATGGAGCAAGCTTCGCGGGGATCGGAAGCTGAACTGAGCTACTCATTTTTCGGCTCTACTGGAAGAAGCTGAATAACGGTTGGCTTTGGCGTCATGCTCCCGTCAGATGATTTAACATCGATGTCCTGAGAAACCTTGTCGCCATACTTCTTCGGGTTCATTCGTGCCAGCGCCCATTTGCGCGTATCAATACGCAGGCGAGCCTTTGCTACAGCTGCAGCCTCTTCAACGGCGTTATCAGCTATGTCGAACATGGATTCGAAGATTGCATCGGCTCTGGTCTCAGCTGCCTTTGCGTATTGGTCACGAAACTCTTGGTGCTCGGCCAGCCAGCGAAAAACGGATGTTTTGCTCGGCATTCCTGGTCGTTCGCAAACTTTTCGCAAACTTTCGCCATTCGCAAGAAGTGCGCAAATATCGGCGGCGACTTCTGGCATGTAATCAGATGGCCTTCCTGTGCCGGCGTAATTTTTTGGCTTTCCTTCTTTCGCAATCTTGTTCGCAATTTGCGAATCGTCGTCCGCCATTTTAATGTGGCGCTTCGCAGTCGCATAATTCAGCCCCTGCGCTTCGCACCACTGCTTAGGCGTTACACCTGATTTAGCGTGCTCAGACAGGAACTGTTGCTGTAAAGCTTTCCAGTCCTGTTTAGCCATGTTGTTTTCCTGTTTAACCGTATCAGCCGACCTTCAGTACAAAGCCTTTCTTTGCCATCCAGTCAGCCATTGCGTTTATCTCTTCAGCGGTAATATCTTGCTGAGTGATGCAGGCTTTAATCTGCTCTTTCTTTATCCAGAGCCAGAGATATGCAGAGAGCCACCACTTAGCCTTGCAGTGGATGTTTAGCGAGAGCCTGTATGGCATTTTGCTCCCCCTACGGAATTAAGGACTTTAGCCACGCGCTCTTGTAGGGTTTCAGGGTTGCTTTCGCTTTCTTCACCCGCATACTCTTCAACCTCAGCCGCGTAAAGGGCGATAAACGCTTTCCCGATAGCCTTTGCCGCCTCTTGGTCGCCAACAGAAACTCCGTTGTTTCTGATTACGTCAGCAAGGCATTGGGCTGCGATGTTCTGTAGTGCTTCGGGAATAAGGTTAAATGGTACTGAATGATTGCTCATCGCTATTCCTCGGTTAATGGATGCGTATTATTTACCCGGTTCCTTCAGGGCGATTGACAAGGTTCCCGCGCCAAGCGTGATCACGAATGACTTCGTTGGCTTTTGGTATACGTCGTATAATGGGGTAATTTTGAGGCCTTGACGGAAGCGGCTATTACATGACACAGAGTCAACCCCTTCCTTTAACAATCGGCCGCCACGCATTATCTTTTGCACATCCTGATAGAACGTTATGAAAGTGCGTTCATGGCGGCGGCCAATCTGCAATCTCCGCGCCTTTTCCAATGCGATTTCATTTTCAGTTGACATGACAATTCCTCGGTTAGTGGCTAAGACTCCACTTCCTCCATGCTTCGCCAGGGCTTTCCCCGTCAGCGGATGCATAACGCATGTCTTTGCTGATTGAGTAGCAGCGCCATTTTCTGGTTACACGGTTGAAGTAGATGCGTGGTTTGTTCATTTTTAGAACTTTCTGCTGATAGGTCTTTATTCTCTCGGCGGCGGTTTTTAATTGCTCACTACAATGTCGAATTCTCTCGGAAGAAAATTCTGCATTGCGGTGATTCCAGATTCGTCTGCCTCAGCTCTGGATGGCTGACGTATGAAGGCTTTGCGGACCCGGCATTGTCTGTTATTGACTCCACTCAACCACTCGCGGGGGAGGAAACCCTTGCGGGCCCACGGTCTCAGTTAAGATGGGTGGACGGCGACAGACCGACGCAATGGTGACTAATCACCAAAAGGAGAGATGTTGTACTTCGCTTTAAACTGCTCAGTGGTGAGCTTTGTTACTGTGCCGGTCGTGTTGTCACCGACATAAACAGACTCGCCTGATTTGGCTTTGACTGCTTTCCAGATAACGCTCGGGACGTTTACGCCGTTACCGATTGTCTTTGTGCCGGGGACCATGCCAGTGACTACCCAGGCGTCACCTTCAGCGAGCACCTGTTTTCTCACAGCCTCCTCCATCAGTCTCCAGTCCTTTCTGTTGAGGTCTGGTAGTTGTGGGGTCATGTTTGCCAGGCTGAAGGTTTCAAACTGCTCCTGAGCGTTACCAGCGTCACCTGCCGCGGTCATGTGCCCAATGTCATAGCCGCTAAGGTGATAGTCCTTCTGAGTGGACTCGAATTGCTTTGGCACTTTAGGCTCAGAGTGGAATGCATCCTTGCGCTTAAGCTGAAGAGAGCCTTTAACGTCATCTGCTGTGAGGTGCTGGGCGCTGATAACAGGGTCTTTCAGTTTGTCGCTGTAGAGCACAGAGAACTGAGTGAAGCAAATCTCCCGGTCGTACTGGATAGCAGGAGGATTGTCATTCAGGAATTTACCGGGGCAATCAGATTTGGCTGCCGCAGAAAAAGAAAAAGCCGCTACGAAAGCGGCTATGAGGTAATTAAAAATCCGGGTGTTCATCGAGAAGCTCCACATCATCACTGGAGATGCCTTCTCCGAATCCAATCTTTCGCATGCTTACCTCAACAGGTGACACCCATGGCGTGAGGCCAAGACTTTAAATAATCACTCAGCCCTGTGGGAGTTAGGGATGGCCCGACAAGTCGATCTGGCGTTACCTTATTAAACACCGTCTGGAGATGGTCTTTAATGACCTGCCACTCAGATTCTGTAGGCTGCTTGCCGGAGATTTCGGCGTAGCCCTGTAACCAGTAAGCAAATTGTTCTGGAGTCATGTTTACCTCAGGCAGCCTTGTGTGTTGAATGAAGAAGCGACGCCAGCCACTCAACGCCTTTTGGCGTGAACTTCAGTTGGCTGTATGCTGCGCCGTTTAAATGATTTTCTCCGGTCTTCACAACAAAGCGGCCGGCATCCAAGTGCTGAGCGTGAGCAGTCATCTTCCCGGCAAGGTAATAGACGATTTCCTTGTCGATGAGGAATGAGCGAAGAACCGTTTCTTTTACGCCGAGGATTTTTGCAACCTCACGGAAACCGAATGCACCTTTCGCATCGACGTAACTATCAACGAATTCGACTTTTGGCGCTGCGATCGCAAGCTGGTTTTCAAGCTGAGCTTTCTGCTCTGCCAGGTCTGCCGCAAGACGCAGTGCTTCTGGTAATGTCTGCGGGATTTTTACGGGCTGATTAACAGCCTTTTCAAGCTCCTGCCAGCGATCAACAAGCCTCGCCGTAAATTCAGGAGAAAGTTGCGCTACCACTACAATGCTATCGCGCTTACCTTGCTCGCCCTCAAAAACATACACCGTTGTATATTTGTTTGGGCTAACTGACTGTTTATTTTCAACTTTAGCCAATGGCGGCAATTGAATTACTTTAGCTTTTACCAGCCGTTCAATACTGCGTTTTACATCTGCTGGCCTACTTCCTACCAACTCCGCAATATCAATGCTGGTCATAACAATTGACTGTTCATTCACAGGATATTTCATTGCGATTACCTTATAGAGATAAGCCTCGTTGCCCAGAAAAACCGCCCACAAAGAAGCCGCCGCTTATAACGGTGTTTCTCCGAGGCTTATTTCTGTAAGGCTTTGTGGTTTGACTACGCCGGGCATGGCGCTTGTTTGGGGCAATAAAAAAGCCCAGCCATTTCTGACTGAGCCTTTGAGGTTCTTTCGCAGCTTTCGCTCTGCTTTACAGCGGTGCTTGGCTACTTACGGCTTACCCGTCAGCCAGATAGCGGATCACCTCTTTCGTGTTTTACTTACCACCTGCAATCACACCGGCCTTCTGGCCTGCGCGAATGTAATCCTGAAGCGCCTTCAGTTTTTGCTGGTCGCTGATGATTCCGGCGCGGATGTCGTAAATGTTCCGTCCAAAATCGTTAGAGAAGGTGATGGTTCCTGCATTGTCCAGGCTGCTGGAGCCGGCAACTGCACTTTTGGAAAGGTTGCAGGTTGCAAGGCCGGCTTTTGCGAGGCGCAGCTGGCGAGCACCAGAGGTAACAGCATCACGAAGAGCCTGATTTTTTGCGAGCGCATCGTTTAACTCCTGTGAGTGTTGCTGGTCACTTTTGGCGATTGCATTAGCCAGAGCATGTTCAAGAGCGGCGTTTTTGTCTCGCTGAGCGCTTGCTTCGTCACTGATGGCTTTGAGGTCTTCGGTGTGCTGCTGCTTTATCGTGGCGATGTCGGCTGTGAATTTGTTGTCAGTCACCCACCAGGCGGCAAGTGCGCCAAGCAAAGCGCCACACAGCAATGCAATTCCGCACCATTTCCAGCCAGGCTGAAACACGGCTGGGATGCTCATTTTTGCGCATCTGCATCGGTGTTGAATTGCTTAATGGCCCTGGCAATGATGCCGCATACCGACACAAAGCCTACTGCATAGCCGAGATACTGCGGTGGGATTAGGGCTTTCACATCGTCAGGGATTTGTGCCCACACTGAAGCGACAATAGCCAGAATCGCCATGATGCGGACTGACCACATTTTCCAGAGCTGCGGGAGGTTATCGATAAATTTCATTTTTTCACCAGAACGCCTTTAGCGATGATGTAACGAGCTTTCCGGTCTTCCAGTCCGTTTGTCCCGCCATTGATACGTTTTGTCAGTCCGACAATGTCTTCTTTGTCTGCAAACTGGTTGCAGTTGTTAGCCTTCCAGAACCAGCCTGCGCTACGGGCGGCGTTTTCATCCAGGAGGAGCAAGTCAGGGTTGGCGATGAGTTCTAAGCCAAGCGCTTTACCGCATGCCAGATAGTTGTCGTGGAATGTGACTTGCTTTAACCCGCGGCCTCTGAACTTCCAGCCGTCACCAGGGTTTACGTTTCCGTAGCGGCCACCATAAACGATGTTGGCGATACCAGCCTGACGCGATGGAGAAAGAGCAAGCTCACCTGGTTTTCTTCCAAGTCTCTGCCGCTGCTCCGCTGTCAGTCGTGAGCCGAAAATCTTGAGCCCTTCTACTGAGTAATTGAGCGACTCGACCACAGATTTAAACCCGTTCGACTCGGTGCCGATCTGCGCGATAAATGCCGCCTGCCGAAGAGGTGTGTCGATGCAAAACTCAGCCATAGTTTTCTGAATGTGAGGAAACCACTTTGCGGCCAGCGCATCAGTAATCTGCGCGGCTTGCTTAAACTGCGTCTGGTTCATACATCACTCACAGGGGTTTGTTCAGGTCGACATAGGCCGGAGATGAAGCGTTGCGCTTATCTGGCTGGATAACGAATACGTTGAATGAGCCGCCATCACTTCTTGAGGCTTCACGCTCGGCATGTAACGCACGCATTTCTGCAGATGTTCGCTGCCGGTTCAGGTCTGATGCCAGTTTGACGGCATCAGCATTCTTCTCCGTCAGGTTGTTTACCTGACCAAGAAAAGACGCCATCAGAACAAGAAATATCAGGGGGATGTAGTCAAAAACGATTTGACTGGCCCCGATTCTGAATTTAATTGGTTTCATCGTTGTCACCATTGTCATCAGAGCCGACACCAGGTAGCTGAATCCGACGAATGATGGAAGCACCGCTCCACCCGCCAATTCCTGAGCCTAAGATAATAAACGGCTGTGACCAACCATTTGCCAGCCCGAAAAAAAACATCACCATTCCGGCAAACAGACTCACAACCACATGGTCACGGAGCGTTACCTTGCTCTCTTTCGAGTAAACGAATTTGGCTAATGAGCCAGTGACTATCATCAGTAATGCGAGCAATAGAGCCGGAATAATTTCTATTCCGTATAACATTGCCAGTCTCCAGCAGGTAAGGATGCGCCAGGCGGGAGACATAACCAGGCCGCAAATGTTCTGCGACCCTCAGAAGAGGGATTTGCTCACGTTTTTAAAATATTGCGATTGCTCGCTGAACAAATCCGGGATAGTTTTCATCCGTCTGATCAGACTGGATGGGCCATCGGTTTTGCTCGTGATGGTGTCATGAGCAAGATGACGGTTGGTAGCTCCAACTACTGACCGTCGCCCATTTTCACGAAGCCCACTTTTGTGGGTTTTTATTTTTTAGAGTGCATTGATTGCCGTAGCCACAGCGTCGCAGGAATATGTGTGTTGGGTCTGGTTGTTGGCGAAAAATGCACTCTAAAAAATTGCCTGAGGGAGAGCAGGCAAAGGGATGTAACGAGGGTGAAAGCAGGCTCTACGGCCTTAATGGTCCCAAGGTAGAGGGATTTGGTTGTGGTGAAGGTTGCGAAGCCTTTGCGGATTTCCACCGAATTTTCGCACGAATTGGCGTGGGAATTTCGCCCACTACCTACACTTCCGTCTGCTCGCCAGTTTGCCAGAAGTGACGGCCTCTTAGAGGGGAGTCTCAAAACCGGTAGCACCGGTAATACACCACAATAGGAAAGAGCACTGCGGCGGAATCGAACCGCATCTGCATAAGCCGCATTTCCCAGATATGCTACTTACAATGCCCTTGCCTGTTATGTTGGTTGTGATGGCAGGTGCTGATCCCCTGCATTGCCTACCCTTAGTGAATCAGTTTTTCCGCTCGAGTCCGGAAAGGCATGGGAAACTGTCCACCCAAAACCAGTGCGTCAGCCCGCACATTCATCACAACGATAAGAGTTGTCACTGCAGAGCAATGCACTCATTCATGTTGAGTGCAAAGGTGGAGCTCCCTTACACCAACAACCCTTATCTGTTATGGGCTCCGTTTCGTGGAGCAACGGCCTGGTGATCAGTCAAGCACCTATGCGCAGATAACCACGCCACTATGACGCAGTTTTTGCAATGTGGCTCAGGACTCTCGCGTATGATCCTCAGCGTGTCGTGCAGCACGCATTAACTCAAAAGTCCTGACCGGATTGCAGAAACAAAAAAGCCCCACATTGCTGTGAGGCTCTTAAATTCGGCTGCTCTGTTCGCTATTGCTCCCGAGCATACCTCAAATATGGCAGTTCCCTTGCCCTTTGTCTTTAGCTATTCGTGCTATTTCATGCCGCAGATAGAAATTCTTTCTCAATTTCTCGTTTAGAGGCGTAAAACAATTCCCCTTCAAGGATACTTTCAGCCCATTCTATTCTGTTACGCGCTTCCTTGCCGGTTATGCCCGTCATGCTAATTAGCGCCCTGTTTATAGCTTGCGAGCTTTTGCGATTGCAGTATCGTAATCTGGCTAATGAGAGGACAGGGCTTCCAGCCCCAAGAGTTGTCGTTATAACCCGCTCCATAAACGCAGCATCATCTGATTCTTTGGCGAGAGCAATGATGTTGCGTACTGATGATTCGGGGATAATGATATCTCTTGCCTTTCTTAGCAATTCCTCATCCCTGTAGCCCTGGCAATGCAATGCAGTAACGACCTCTTCGATTTGCCGTCCCTTTTGTTCGCTCCATTCTGTTCGCATCATCAGCCGGCCAATTACATTCACCTGACTGGCAGGGGCACAATCACCACGCATGTGATCACCCCAAACTGTCAGCATGTAACGTATCCATTTGGCCTTTGATTCGCTAATTGTCTTCCATCCATTCCCGAAAATCCTTCGCATGTCTGTTTCTCGCCTTACTCCTGCGAGTTTTGATAAATTTTGAAGGTCGCGCTGCAGTTGCTTCACTTATCATTCCTCCAGATATATAAAGGCCATAGCAATGCGATTTTTAATGAGGGCAGCTCTACATCTGCTTTCCCATCTGCCAGCATCTTTGTATGTTCGTGCTCGGCTACCATGCCGGCAAAGAATGCATACACGGCTACAAATACAACCAATAGCGTCATCATGCGCACCACCTGATTAACTGGGTTAACACCGTATCAATGACTCCCTTCTTGCCTGCTTCCACTGCTCTGATTTCATCCATAATTCGCCGCTCATAATCTCGGGCATAGCGAAGCTTCCCGCGCAGCCTTGCTAAGCGGTAATAATCAAACGTTGTCATATTGATGTCCTTCTGAGAGAACTATCCTGATTTAGACGAGGTAATAACGAGTGGGGTTGAGGGTTGTACGATGCCGCTTTCCTGAATCAGATCGCAAAGGATGCTGATTACGTCGTTCGGCTTAATTCCGGTTCGCATAAAGAACTGGTTTGCGCTGCCGCTGCTGATAGCGAGCGCTTTGATTTCCTCAATGGTGTAAGAGCACATCATGCCACCTCGGGGTCATCGTCTGTGATGCCAAGTTTCTCCTTGAGTTCTGATTCCCGGGTATTCAAATAGTCGAGAGCGCGGTTATATTCGGCCTTCATTTGCTGAACGCTGGCGAGTTCTGCATGGTCGCGGGTCTTCTGCATTTTTACCTGGTTAATGCTGGTTACTGTGTTCATGGTTTTTACCTTGAATTAATACAGCGTTAATTATGCTTTTTGCCATTTCAGAGCAGACTCAAGGTCTTCCTGAGAGATGGACATAAGTGATTTCCTTTCTCCTTTTGAAAGCCTTTGCGCACCAAAAAAAACAATTCCTGCAGGTGTTTTTACGGTCGCCACTCCTTTAGCACGAAACATATTTATCAATGCCAGTGTGTTTTCTACACTCATCATAAAATCTCCAGTCTGACTTCAAGAAAGCGCCTCTTGCTGAATATCATTCACAGAAAGGTAGAGGCCGCCAAAGCTGAACCGAAGTCGATGAAGCACCTCAACCGCTGGCATTCCAGGGAAAAAGTTTCGATAAAACTCATAAGCGCGATCGCACTCGTCGGCCAAATGACCTTTATCCTGTGGGTTAATAACAAAAACTACGCCGTTAAAAACGGCTGCTGTAGTGCATGGGTAACGAATCATGCCGCCATCTCCAGTTGTCTCTTTCGCAATTTTTCGTAATGCCTTGCCCGCCGCGTGAATATCGCTTTCACACGCTTCAGGTATTCGATAGGAAACTTCCTTACTGTATTGTCATGCTCAATACGCTCGACCCGTTGCAGGCCAATTTTCTCTATGAGGTTAAGTCGGTATGGAATCAGATTGCCTGATAGCTCCCTGTTGCATCTCACGCAGCCAGAGTGGTTGTTGAAGACATTAAAACGAAGCCATGGAGCAGCGCCTCTTGAGCGATAATGGCTGGAGTCTACAGCACCCCCGCGAACACCGTAATTAAGAGGCCTTCCACATGCGATACACGGCCTTCCATAGTCACGCCAGTAAATGAACTTGTTAACTGCTGCCTGAGCCTCTTTATTCCATTGTGAAGCAGTTTTAAGCCTATCCTTTCGCTGCTTAAGCTCAGATTTTTGCAGACGCTCTTGCTTTCGCTTGTTGCGGGCTGCGTTTTCTTCATCTCGCTTTTTGTTGTAAGCGATAGCGCATTTATAGTTGTGACAGACCTTCTGGAGAGAACTTCGTGGGATGTATTCTGTGGAGCATATGGGGCATTTTTTGGGTTTAGGCATTGCGCCCTTAGCCATCACATGTCTCCTTCTTCAATTTCCCTCCCGTCATCCTGTTAGCCAGGTCAGGCCAATGCTTTGATAGCGTCTCGAATGGGACTCGAAGGCTAATGCCATGGTTGTTAGCCCACCACAGAACGGCCTTCACAGGTCTGTTTATTGCGGCTGCCATCACTTCTACTGGCACCTTCCCTGCGACTCTTCGGATGTATTCCTTCTCTTTTTCCGTATAGGGTTTTGGTGGTGGGTTAGGTCTAGCCATCTTCCGGCTCCTCTTCCTGGTTCTGGTCGGGATAAAGGTTTGTTGCGCACCGATCGCATACATGACATTCCTGCTCGACAAGCCTGATGCCACATTCAAGGCAGACGCCAGCGCGCCGGTTGCACTCAGCGTGATACTGAGAGATTTGTTCAGGACTTAGCATTTTTGGCGTCCCGTTTTATTACGTAGTAGGCCAGGTCAATTCCGCACCACCAGTGCATGATGAGAAATTGCGTTCTGAGTGAGTTTGATTCTTTAGCGTTCATGTCCAGTGCTTCTGTTGATAGCGCCGGTCTATCCGTGGCTCCCGTAATGACTCAGGCAGAATAACTGTCACTATCCATAGTCGAGGGTCATGCGCGAGGGTTTTAGTAGCAACGATGTTGCGGGAGGTGTATGCAGCAATTAAGGCCTCAGCTTCTTCGTTGGTCATCGGGTCGTAGACGAAGGGTGTCTGTCGCATTGTTTTTGCTTTCTGTAGAGATAAGTGCAGACGTTAACTGTTAGCCCGGTGGCTAAAGAAACTTCATACCAGGTAAGCTTTTGCTCATCCTTCAGCATAAAAATCCTTTTAATTACTGACGGTGAATATTTGCACCGTTTAGATGTGAACTTGATGCCAAAGCGATGTGCAATGTTGTAGAGGGTTTCTGGCTTGTAATACAGAAGCTTTGCTATTTCCCTGCATGTTTTTGTTGTGGACAACTTCCTTACAAACTGAATAGTTTTGGTTGTTACTTTGCGATTCATGGTTACTTACCCCATCTTGCAGCCCACTCCATAGCCTGTTTACTTTCCTCTGACCATTTGACGCCCCTTTCGGCACCGAATGAGTTGATAAGCTCGAGCAGGTCGGAGAACTCACTAACCCGCATTTTGCTGGTTGACTGACCGAGGACTACAAATCCGTCATTGGTCAGGTTTGGAACAACATCCTGCTTCTTCAGCGCCGCCGTGAATATGCATTTCCATGATTCAGAGTCCAGCTTGCGACCATGCCAGTTAACCTGTTCGGAAATATCGCGCAAGGTTGCCCAAAGCCTGCGATTTTGGTCCAGGCTTCTGCTCTTTTCCTGAATGGTTACGATGAGTGGCTTTTCGTGGTTGGGATATATCTGCTGGATGTACTGAATGGCGTTTTGCTGAATAACAGGAGACCTAATTTCGAATACCTGCTTCCTCATGCTTATTCCTCACGTTGAGTTCAATCTGCTTTTCCAGACAGCACAAAGCCTGCTCTACGATGGCCTGCTGCTTTTTGGATAACCAAGTGTCGTTGAGGCTCTCGATAAGCTCGAATGCTTGCCTGAGATAATCTGTGTGAAGCGGGATAACATTGCTCATGGTAATCCCCTGCCGGTTAGTTTATGTAACTTCTCTCTGAGCGCTGCAACTTCATCAGCCAGCTCAAAGACCCTCTTCTGCCAGTCCATGGCTTCTGCTTTGTACCACGCCACATCATCACGCAATCGGCGATTGCGGCGCTTTTTGAGTTTGCTTGGCATTATTTCAACTCCTTCGGACCGGCTGGCAGCGTATAGAATACCTGCCCACTACATTCCTCATACATCTGCCTGGCAGTAGCAAGGGCGTTATCTTTCTGCGCATCGTTAAGCAGATAGAAATCGTGACGGTAGCGCATAGCTATGCTGTTCAGGTGGGCTTGACTGGGTACCTTCGGCACCAGCATGTAATCCCCATCAGCAAGCGTCATCGCAGCCAACGATTGACGAATGAGAGCCTCCAATTGACTGTCAGTGGCATCACAACTGCCATCTTCGTCAAATTGTGCTACCCATTCTTCCAGCCGCTCTCTGGTTATGGTTTGTTTTTTCATTTCCGCCCTACCTTAGTTTTGCTCAGTGACTCAAAATGCTTACGCATCGTTTCCTGTACTTCGGGATGCTGCCAGTTGGTATGGATTCCGCCGTCTTCGTCGATGAAGTATTTACCGACGTTTTCTTTGAGGACTCGCGCCAGGCGCTGCTCGGAACTTTCGATTCTGAAAATCACTCAGCCTCCCCCTTGATGCCAGCGGCGGTAAGTTCTGCGCCGACATCATCCAGTGCTTTGTTGTACCACTCAGCAGCGCCACCACCGACGCGGCCGCCGTTGTACATAAACCAGCCATCAGTATCGTCGCGCTCAATTTTTGGTGGCAGCTTCACGGTGCGGGACTCCAGCTGAGTAATACGCTGCTGCGCCTTCTCCAGCGCCTCTACCAGAGCGCCAATAACTTTGACTGCTTGCCAGCACTCATCGACGATAGAAACGTTGGTGCCGGTATCTCTACCATCCACCTCAAACCGCAAATCAACGTCATCGGAATCAATATCAGCAGGCTCAAACTGGGAGATGTATTTTAGGGTAAATACAGATGCTTTTGCTTTGCTGACGAGTAGCGCCAGTTCGGTGATATCAGTTGTCATGCGGCACGCTCCTGCATTTCCCGGCATTGCTTATTCAGGCTATTAAAAACATCCCGAAATATTGGGTATTCATCCTTAGAGACCTTGCTTAGATACCGATGGGCTATCATTCCCGTTTTTTCGTCGAGCACGATGCGCCCATGCTTAACGCCGGTAACAAAGAAAAATCTCGGATGTTTTCGCCACTGAGTGATGCGACCGTCATTAATTGCCCGCTGAATAAAGTCAGGAATATCAACAGACCCAGCCAATGCGATTTTCATCTCTTCGCGCTCAATAGCGTCTTTTGTTCGCTGCATGCTGTTTTCCAGGCTCCGCAGCGCGTCGCTTTGCTTATCCCATTTATTCAGTGTGGCGCGTCCGTTGCGCTTATCGTTGAGAGGCTGTCCGTTAGATTGCTTAACGGTGTCGAAATGATTCTGAAGCCGCTCGTTAAATGCTTTCTCTTTTTTGGCGAGTGAAGATTTTAGAATTTCCAAACGGTTGCTCATTTGGCCCCCTCGCGCAACTGGCACACGGCTACAATGCAGTCGCCAACGGTTAACGCTCCAGACTCTGCAATTTTGGATACTGCCTCATCAACAAATGCTGAGCGCTGAGCGGCTACGATGCGATCGGTGGCGGGGGTTTCCGTGCGGAAGTAAACCGCATCACCATCTTCAAAATTACCAGGGTCGTACACGCAGTTTTCGTGCTCATCGGCGCAATATACTTCTTGCCGAATAAGGCCATGCTTCAGCGCTAATTCCTGAATATCAGAGCCATCAGCTGAGCCTCCCTGCCATGCGATAGCGAGCATCTCTTCGACAAAGCCATCCATGCAGACATTCTCCGCCGCCAGCTGCTGGTACGCTTTCGCCAGCTTCAGGAACTTCTGCTCTCTGATCGACAGCTCTCCTGCGCTCTCCAGGGAAGCGATGAGCTTGTTTACTGCCTGTGGTGTGATTGTCATTTGGAGGCTCCTTCGGTAAGCATGGCGATGATTTCTTCCGGGGTTTCCCGCACCGAGATGCGCTCTCCAGAGACCATCCTGAGATAAGTAAGGCCAGCTGGGGTCATGCTTTCTATGTGGTCGGGCGCAATGAATACAGAGTCATAAACCGTTTCAGATTCACGGCCATATTTCCCCTGAAACTCTACCGTTGAGTTTTGTGTTAATTTGATGAACTTCATGCTTTACCCTCATAAAAAAGGCCCGCTATTGCAGGCCTGCTAATCAATTAATTCGTCTGGTATGTCGACTTCATCGCCGAGCTTTGCTGCGACTAGAGCACGACAGAATGCGATAAGAAGCGTATCTCCGGATTGCGTTACACAGCCACACGCAACTCTTACCACTGCGATGTTGTTCTTTCCGCTTCCTGTAAGGCTGAGACTATGTTTGTCAATCAGTGGACCGCACTGACCCCACCTTACGGAAGGGGAGAGGCTCCCACCCTTAAGCTCAATGAATTTTGTTTCTGAAGTGATGTGCAAAATCGGCTCGCCAACATTTACTGATGCCGCTACCGCATAATCTAGTTGCACACCACTCAGTTCTTCTGTTTTGACTTTTTTCACCATTCCCTCCCACCATTAAAAAATGGACGCCATCTTATCTTTCAGGGTATTTTTTTTCATTACCACTCACTGTCAGCGATATGTTGGGTTATCTGCCGCGATTCTCTTTGTAAAGCGCATCGCAAATCAGCTGGTATTCAACTTTAAAAAAGTCCTTTCTTTCGTTGTAGTTTCTTCCGATTGTTTCGATTTTTGCGCTTGCCATTCTTGTTGCTGCATTAATCAATGCGACCTGAACCTCTACCGGCAGGTCAGGAAATTTAGGCTCGCTCACATTCGCCTCCTAATAACTCTTCAGGAATATTCACTTCATCGCCGAGCTTTGCCAACACTAATGCGCGGCATACGGCAATCAGCCGTGTATCTCCCGAAGCTCTCATGCCCATTTTTGCGCATGCAGAATAGCCCGGATAAGTTGGATTAATATCAATGTCGAATCTGTCGATTAATCTTCCTGCTTGCTCCCAGTTTTTTGTTGGTCGCCAGTAGTCTTTCAAGCCGTAAGAGCCCTCATAGCTAAGCACTACACCACCCGGCACGGCTATTTCTTCCAAACCAAAGTTCACTTTCGACGGGGAATAAACTTCAATGGTTGGAGTGGCACCAGGCCATGCTGCACAGAACGCCGCCCAGTCCAGCGCCCTTCCTGTTAAATCTGCTGTTTTAACCTTCACCATTTCCTCCTTCTTAATACAGGTCTTCGCTAAACAGCTCATCATCCGGCCAGGTTTTAATCCTCGCGACGTTAAGCTGTCCGGCCTCCTTTGCCACTTTCAGCGCTTCTTTTCGGTCCATAAAGACGCCGAACTGGTCAACGAAGCCCTGAACCTCTGACGCCCTGTCAATGTACATAAGGCTCTGACTGATGTTTTGCCGCATTATTGGGCAGTAGTGGCGAATGCCGATAAAGACTATTGGGTCTCCGCCAATTTTCGACTGATACTGATTTGCCGCGCAGACCACTCTACGGGTTATTTTTTCGCTCACCATTTCCTCCGGGCATAAAAAAGGCCGATTATCGCAACGATACCGGCCACACTTGCAGATAGCTCTGCTATGTAGATTTCAGACATGTCACACCTCAGCTTTTTTATCTCTTGATAATATCGAAAGCCGGTACCTGATTGGTTCGAAATGGGCCGAAGTTGGATACATACCCGTCTTCTGATTCTGGTCCGTCTATCCACAAATCCGGGTCGCAAAGTGGGGTAAATACGCCAGCTTCTCGATGCTGCTCATCTTCGAAAAAACCGAGGTTGAATCGGTATATCTCCAGCTCGAACTCGACGACTTCAGCGCCGCGCCAGCCTGTATCGCGCGTCCAACGGATTAAATCTCCTGGTTTTGGTTCGTTCATCCCACCCTCCCATATACAGCCATCAGCCTCTGACGGGCCGGGCTGTCCAGATATGCCTGAACTACGCCGTTTTTCTTCGGGTTGTACTTCGCGAATGCTTTCACCTTTCTTTCGCTGGACTTCTCTCCATTTGCCGGCCATTGAGCATCGGATGAGGCGATGAGATACTGCCGGCCTTTAACTCGACCATCGTGAATTACCGTTCCGTCATCGGCGAGCGTCGCCAGAACGCGGTAAGCGGTCTTGTTTATCAGGTTGCAGGCCTTGGCTATCTCACCTGCGCCAACTGGCTCTGTCTGCTCTGACAGATATTCAATGACGCGCTTCCTGGCTGAGTTATCAACGGCGTTATGGATTCCTTTCTTGGCCGTCATGCTGATTTTTTCGTGGCCGCCGCCATGCTCAAGCCATTTCTGGAAGTCTTCGAGGGAAAGAAAAGCACCGGAGCCGCAGCTGATATAAATCAGGCCGGCATTGCGCAGTTGCCGCCGATTCTCCCGGCAGGCGTTGCGGGATATCCCCAGCCCTTCGGTAAGCTGTAGTTCGGTTACTGGCTGGTTTTGCCTGATGAAGTCGAGCATACGTTGTTTTAATGAGTCCATGCGGCCACCTCAAAAGCAGACTTCCTTTCAGCGAAATCACTTTCTGAAATGCATTGCTGCAGGCAGTTTGCAAAAACGATTTCACCATCAAGCGTCCTTACCCATCGCCAGTCCTTAAATATCCTTTCTGATACATTCCGATTTAATCCGTAAGGAATTTCTTTAGGAAAATCGGCATAGGTTTTCATCAGGAACTCAAAGGCATCCTCTCTCTTAATGGCATCTTCATAGAACATTTCAAAACCCCCCCTTTGATTTTGGTTGTTGCTCTCTGTCGCGTCGCATCATTTCGGCCTGCATCTGGTCACAGTCATAAATTGCGCCATTGCGCTGCTCACAGAACACGACACCGCCGCTGCCATGACGATTTAGCCGCAGGAGTAGCTCTGTGTCTCCCTGTGGGTAGTTCTCGTCGTATGCACCCTCTCGGTAAATCCCCAGCCAGTAATCGCAATCCTGTTCGATTTGGCCGGTGTCCCTTGAGTCGCTTGGGAGTGGTCGCTTGTTGGCTCGCTTTTCCAGCTCACGGTTAAGCTGGGTCAGCAGGACAACAACGCAATCAAGCTCCTTGGCGAGGTTTTTGAGGCCTTTTGTGATGAGGCCATATGACAGGTCATTTCGGTCTGCTTTTTCCGCTGCCATGAGCGTCAGGTAATCGACAAGCACCATCCCGACCTTACCCCTCTCCCGCTTTATGCGCCGGCACTCAGCGATGATGTGTGAAAGGCTAGCTCCTGGTGTGTCGTCGATGTAGAGATTCTGGCTCTCAACCATTTCGGCCAGGCGAGCATTGGCGATCGCAAACTCCTCATCACGACCTGCGCCACGATAAAAAATATCCGTGTTGACGCCAGAGGCTTGTCCAATCATGCGCTCCAGAATCTGCTTGTCAGGCATTTCCAGGCTAAACATGATCGACGGCAATTTCTCGTTGATGGCACAGTTCAGAGCCAACTGGCTGTAGAGGGTTGTTTTCCCCATCTTAGGCCTTGCGCCAATGACAAACAGCGAACCGCGAACAAGCCCTTTTGGCTCAAGCATATTGTCCAGAGATTTGATGCCTGTTGATAATCCGCGTGAGCGCTGGTTTGGATCGAAGCGCTTTTCAACCTCGGCTATCCAGTCGTCAGCAACATCCGCGAGAGTTCTTGCCCCTCGACGACTACCCGTCTTTGAGTGGTCTGTCAACTGGGTGAAGATGCTCTGGATAGCTTCGTACTTTTCAGTGGCGCTCATGCCGTTCCTGGCGTAGAGCAACTCTGTCGCTTCGGTCATGCGCTGAATGCCATAGCGCTCCATAGCAGACTCACGCACTGATGCTGCGTAGGCCACTATGTTTGCTGCGCTCGGAGTGTTTTTTGCAATCTGGCCGATGTAGGCAAACCCTCCGACATGCTCAACCAGTCCTTTGCTTTCGAGAGCGTCGAATAAAGTCAGGCCATCAACCGGCTTGTTGTCGCGGATCATCTGCCTGATTTCCGCAAAGAGGATTTGATGAACTTTGCTGTAAAACGACTCAGGCTTGAGCATCGCCAGTACCTTCTGGACTCGCTCGCTGTTGTCGTCATCAAGCAAAAGACCGCCAATCACACTTTGCTCAGCCTCCAGGCTGTGCGGCAGGGTAATAATCTCATCGATCATCTCTCTCTCCTTCGCGGGTCTGTGCGTAAATTTCTGCACTCAAAATGTATTCGTAATTCCGTTTCTGCCAGGTTTTGCCGGTGGCATTGTCCGTGCGCGTCTCAAACATCCAGCGACAGGATTTATGCAGATAAGCGAGATACGTCCTGAAGGATTCCATGCCGAATGGCTCGACATCGCCGAACTGTTTAGCAATAGGCTTGGCTTCCCGCCAAAACTTCTGGATTCGCTTTCTACGGTCAGGGGTGAGTACATTCCAGCCTCTGGCATCCGGTACGCCTTCTCGGAGTGCTTGCCATACTTCTTCGCAGGAAAGTCTTGGGGTCTTTTCGGCCGGTTTTTCTTCGACTGATGCGACATACTTACTACCGTTAGGTAGTAAGTTATTATTTATATATTCTTTATCTGTGGTAATTTTCTGGTAATCTGCTGGTACAGGTTGCTCCGCAGACGTTGGTGCGCCTGGGTTTGAGGTGGTAATCTGCTGGTAATCTGCTGGTACATAATTTGACTGATAATCGTCGTATTTAACGATGGTGTAAACTGAGAATTTCCCATGAGAAACCCAGTTAATCATTCCCAACTTTTGGAACTTACGAAGCAGATACTGAACCCGGTCTGATTTCAGGCCAGTCTCAGAAGCTAGTGATTTTCGACCACTCAGGAGCTGACCTCGGTTAATTAACTTCTCTCCAAGGTCTGTCAGTACCACCTCAGGCGCATGCTTAGCCTTGAGTATCAGATGAACCCACAAATGGGACGCCTCTGCGTCCTTGTAGAACGGCACATCCATAATTTTACGATGCAGCAAGGCGAACCCCTTACCGCCACTGTTTTGCGGTTGCTGGAGCCTTCTGGCCTCTCTGGCTTCGGCTAGGTTTGATATGTTACTCATGACCCTTACCCTTCAGCAGTTGTTTCCATTTCTCCAACTCAGCCCGAAATCGCCCAGGCTGTCTGAAGCACGAAAGATACCGATCACGAAGTATGTGTTTGTGAAGTTTGTCCTGGTCAGGACTGAGTTTTTTCATGTAAAATATCTCCTGTGGAACCCGTTAAAATTCCAAATTGTGTTTCTCGAAAGCCTCGGTTGCAGCCGGGGCTTTTTCTTTTGTGACAACCTCAAGCGCACAACGAAATGCGCGGCTAATCGGACTGATGTCTGAATCCATCCCAAAAGCGCACAGAATCGACGCTATGAAGCGCCAGTCAGTGCGGCTTATCTTCGTCTCATGACATCCAATCATCTTTGCCAGGCGTCGCTGAGTAAGCGCTGAGAGATTGATTAGCAGGTCTGTCTCTGCGCGATCGATGTCGCGCTGCGATGGTTTGCTGTAGTTTGCGGTGTCTTCCATAGATAATTTCCTTGGTGATAGAAATAGTTGAATGCGCGCATTCGTAGTGATGCGCTTATGGTTATCTCCACACGGGCGGAGAAAGAGTTCAGTGATGTTAAAGAGCGGTACTACCTAAGCTGCTTTGCGTTTACGCTTCGTGCCGTAGAGCAGCCATGTCGGGTCGCATTTAAGCGCCTCGGCAAGCTCAAACAGTAATCGAGGGCGCTGTGTTTCACCGGCCTCGATCTGCTGAATTGATTGCTGCTTCATGCCAACCATTTCAGCGAGCTGGGTCTGAGATAACTTCAGCTCAGCTCTTTTCTGCTTGAGGCGTGACGACAGTGTTTCCATTTATCACCTCCACAGTTTTATCTGTATAGTGCTACAGATTTACCTGTTTGTCAAATACAGTATTTACTGTAATAGTCACCCCCAAAATAAAAAGAGGGTACCGGCGAATGAATCTTGCTGATCGGGTTAAGAAAAGACGATTGGAGCTTGGTTTGAGCCAAGAAGAAGCAGCTACCAGGGCTGGAATGAAACAACAATCGTGGGGAAGCATTGAGAAGGGCGATACTAAAAAGCCTAGGAATATTGTGAGTATTGCCGCAGTTCTTGATTGCGACCCTAGTTGGTTAATGACAGGAACAAATATAATCCCTCTTGGTGAGGTAAATACCAGGAAGATACCCTTGATAAGCTATGCTCAGGTCAGTGAAATAGCAGAAGGGACTTATGCTCTTGATTTGGAAGGTAAGTTTGAGTACATCCTGTCTGATGTTGATTGCTCGGCTAACTCTTTCGCACTAAGGATAGTTGGAGACTCCATGAATCCTGAGTTCGTGGAGGGCGATATAATAATTATTGATCCGGAGGTGAAGCCTTCACCCGGCGAGTTTGTTATTGCGAAGCATGGTAGTGATGAAGCAACTTTTAAAAAATACAGACCTTCATCTCCTGAGGCCTCAGGGTTGGTAGAGTTTGATCTAGTGCCTCTAAACGACGATTACCCCACAATAAGTAACAAGAATCTACCCATAACAATCATAGGAACGATGGTAGAGCATCGAATATTCCGAAGAAAAAGGTAGACCCCCCTCTCAAAACCGCGCTAGTCGCGGTTTTTTTACGCCCGTCACAAATTTATTTATTCCTATTTTTCACATGCTTACAGATATTACAGTTAAAATAACAGTTTTATCTGTTGACTGTAATACAGTTTTATCTGTACATTTAACCCATCAGCAGGACGCACCACCGAGACACGGAACAGAGTCTCAGCTCTTTAACATAGATGGGGTTACTTCTCCCGCCCTTGTGGGAGGCCAAAGAGTAGTTGGCTTTGGGATTGGATGAGTGCCCGGGCTGACGGGTAGCAGACTTACGGCGTGGGTGGAAATTGTTCCACTGCATGTGGCGGTGTAGGGCTAATAGCCCCACGGCTATCGAGTAAACCGCAAGCAGGAGATCAGCACCTGCCATCCAATCACCAAAGCTAACCACCGGAGGACATATGACCAATTTAATCGCATCAAACAGCGTCACACGGCGTTATCTGAAACGTGGTGAGCTGATGGCTAAGCGTCGGGCAGAAGCTGCTCAGAACGAAGCACACAAAGCAGAATGCAAATCACGTGTAGACCGCGCAACTTCTCTGTGCAGTCTCCGCGACAAGCAGGAACAGGAATCAACTGGAAGCATGTGCCTTCCAGAAGTCGCCCTCTTCGCTGCAGGGCATCGCAAATCTAAACAGGTTACAGCTCGTTAATGGGGTGAAAGATGGCAACAATGAGTTACTGCTTATTCAGGAATACAGCGGAAGATTTCTCTCGCTGCCTTGAAATTATTGGCACTGCTGAAAATATTAACCAACTTTCAGCTGGGGAATCGGGCGCAGCAAGAGATTTAAGGGAGATGGCTGAGCAGTATATTTCCTGGTTTGATCAGTTGGATGAGGAATCAGAAACTGATGAATCTGAAGACGATGAATCACAATAATACGTAAATGAATAAAAAGATAAAAAGGTTGCATAGCGCAGCCTTTTTTATTACCTCAGGAGCATCCAATGATTCGCGACTGTGACAAGCGAGCCTGGCGCTCGTTTAAAATAGAGTTATCGGTGATAGTTATATTAGCGGCTGTTTGTGCTTATGTGTTTACCATGCAGGGGGTTGTATGAGTGGTGAATTTAAAGGGACGCCGGGTCCGTGGGTTTTAGATGAACGTGTCGCATGCGTAGCAATTTACCAGAAGGGTAGAGAGAACGATACAAATGGATGTCACGCAGATGACGAGCGAAACATCGCATATAGCAGAAAAGGTGCTGAATATGATGATGTCGTAGGGTATTGGTCAATGGACAAGAAAACGGCTCGTGACTTTGCTCTTATGGCTGCCGCGCCAGAATTGCTGGAAGCATTGCAAAATATGGTTGAAGCATATCAGTATGAGGCGTCAATTGATAACCCAGCATTGCTGTCAGCGCGCGCTGCAATCGCCAAAGCCCTTGGTGAAGCGCAATGAGCAGAAACGGCATTCGCTCTCTCACTATTGTGATGGTATCGTTACTCGTCATTTACACCTCAGTAGCCTACCTGGTATTAACCATCCCATGGTAATAGCCTGCTGTTAATTCGCTGAGTTAACAGCGTGATATTGCCCAGTATCAACCTGTGTCATTTGCCGTCATTCGTGGCGGCAATTTTTTACATCTCAACAGAGTTTTATTAAGACGCTATCGAAATGTAATCACTAACTAAGGAAACGCCATGATGCTTACGATGTCTGGCGGCTGCATCCTGGCCGCCTATTACAACCCTGAATCTGAACTTGAACGTAAGGTTCGTCAGTTAATTAAAGCCGCCAGAAAGGTAATGGAGGGCGTATGTCAAACATTAAGCCAATAGACCAATACCTGCTGCAGGTTGCGCAGAGCAAAGCGGCAATAGCTCGTTATATAGGTGATGGTGCCTTATGGATGTCAGCGTATGACGACATGAAGGCGGCAATTGGTTATCCGTGGTTCAGGAGGAAGTGATGGAAGAATTTAAAGGTACGCGCGGTCCCTGGTTTCGAGATAACAGCAGAGCAATTGGCCCAAAATCAAGAGAAGATGACCAATCTTATGGAATGGTTATTCCTGTTGGCTGGGTGGAGTTTAACCCGGAAATTGAGGTTCAAGTTGCGAACCAACAAATAATGGCATCAGCACCAGAATTGCTGAAAGTATTGCAAAAGACAATGGATGAGATTGGGCACTGGTTGTCACAGCAAAAACCGGAATTAAGGGAAGAGATGATTGCAGCCATCGCCAAAGCACTTGGTAAATAACCTAACCCCTCCTAACCAAACGCCACCATGACCAATCATATCCCCGTCAGCTCTATGCCTGACGAAGACTTCGTTCGCCTCATGCAAGGCATGTTATCCGAGCATGACAATGAACAGGAGAGAGACGATGCGCCTGAGCATGAATGATAAAAACGAAATTAAGCAGATTATCGCCGGGTTTACCGATGCGGATTATCAGGAGATAGACAAAGAGGTTGAGCGGCTGTGTGCATCAGCGCAGCCGCTTTTTAACCTGCTCGAAGACCACAAACCAGACGAGCACACGAAGGCCGCAGCTGAATGGCTCAGCGAAGATGACTGTGACTATCAGGACTACGCCGGCACAGCGATGTGGGACTTGTTTCGGCCTCGTGTAGTGGTCGAGCACGCAATAGCGGCATTCATCCGTCGCCATTCGTTTGAGGATGCAGCATGAGCAACATCGTAGAGTTCGTCAAACAGCAGGAGCCGCTATTCTGCGGCGCTTTGACTGACCAAAGCGTGACGTGGGCTAAGGAAAGCCAGTTTGCCATTCAGTATTTCCAGAAAAATGACTTCCTGGCAAAAACAGCGCTGGGTAATCCAACGAGCGCGCAGAACGCCATCATCAACGTGGCCGCCATTGGCATCACGCTGAACCCAGCCAGCAAGCTTGCATACCTGGTCCCACGGGATGGGATGGTGTGCCTTGATATCAGTTACATGGGTCTTTTGCATCTGGCACAGTCTACCGGCTCAATTAAGTGGGGTCAGTGTAAACTGGTCTTTGCCAATGACACCTACGAGTCAAACGGCCTGGACTCGGCACCGACTCACAAATATAACGCCTTCGGAGAGAGAGGTGCAGTAGTTGGCGGTTATTGCACGGTGAAAACAGCGGACGGTGACTATCTCACGGAAGAGATGAGCCTTGCTGAAATTAAGGCTATAGAGGCAACCAGCAAGGCTAAAAACGGCCCATGGAAAACGTTCTGGGAAGAAATGGCCCGCAAAACCATAGTCAAGCGGGCTAGCAAATACTGGCCCAAGGCCCAGCGCCTGGATAGCGCAATCCACCTTCTCAATGAAGATGAGGGCGTATTTCAGGAGCCAGTAATGCCGCATAAGTCAGAGGAAGACATTCGCGAAGATGAGCGCCGTCGTCAACAGGAAATGGTCGACCAGGTTCAGGCTCTTTGTGATGACATGGCCCGGGCGGAAACCATGGATGACCTCAAACGAGTATTCGCGGAAGCATACCGACGCACTGCTGGCATGAAGTTGCAGCAGAATGTTCAGGCCATCTATGCAGAGTGTAAGGTAAAGCTGGAGGTGCCAAGTGAGTAAGCTTTACGAGATTGCCAACGAGTACGCAAAACTACTCGACTCAGACCTTGAGCCAGAGATGATTGCAGACACCGTAGAGGGCATGGAAGGCGAACTGGTAGATAAAATAGAGCAACTCCTTTCCATCTGTAAAAACGAAACAGGGTACGCCAAGCGCCTCAGGGAGGAGGCGAAATCACTCACAGACCGGGCTTGTGCTATCGAAAACAAAATCGAAAGCATCTACGCCTATATCGCCACATCGCTCGACATGCTTGGCAAGAAAAAGCTAAGAGCCGGCATACACCAGGTAACCATAAGAGCGCCATCGCAGACGGTTGAAATCATCGATGCTGGAGCCATTCCCCCTGAATATGTCGATTTCGAAACCACCGTTAAACCTAACAAGCTGGCAATTAAGCACCAACTTGAAGCCGGTAATGTCATCCCTGGTGTGCAGTTAAAGCCAGGCAAGTTAACTCTGTTAATCAAATAGTCGGTTCACTATGAAATGCATTCCCTGGGAGTCGTGGGAAGAGGAGTTCCTGCGCGAAGTATCCGCCACTATGCCCGCTGAGTTGATCGCCGAAAAGCTAGAAAGAACGATTCCGGCTATATGGGGTAAAGCGTCAAGGATGGGAGTCAAGCTTACCTACCACATGAAAATTAAGCCATGGACTGCGCAAGAACTTTCTCTTTTTAAGTCGTCAACTGCAGAGCAGATAGCAAAAGTAACCTCAAGAAGCATTTATTCCGTCAGGTCTAAGCGGTATCAGCTGGGCCTGCTATCAGGAGCCAATCAATGAGCAAAAGCCTTTATATCGAACTCGGTGAAAAATACGTCGTCACCGGGTCAACTCACGACCTCATCCTGAACGAGAAGAAAATCGTAAAGGAAGGAAAGAATGCCGGACAGGAAACGCTCGCTCGCCTTGGCTACTACAGCAAGTTTGAACACCTGGTGAAGGAGTTGTGCCACCGGGAGATTCTTCAGTCAGAAGCGCAGTCACTGGAAGAATTACGCGACTACATCTTTGCGCTCGGCGAAAAACTGAGCAAGGCGGTTGTAGATTTCCAATCGAGGAAATCATGAAAACAGCAGCTTACTACAACGAGATTGACCCATTCGCGGCGCAGTGGCTGCGTAACCTCATAGCCGCCGGGCATATCGCCCCGGGCGAAGTTGACGAACGGAGTATTGAAGATGTCACACCTGACGACCTCAGAGGATTTACCCAGTGCCACTTTTTCGCCGGGATTGGCGTCTGGTCCCATTCCCTCCGCCTCGCCGGATGGCCTGACGATCGCCCGGCCTGGACTGGTTCCTGCCCGTGCCAGCCTTTCAGCGCGGCAGGCAAAGGAGATGGGTTTGCTGACGAGCGGCACCTTTGGCCCCACTTCTTCCATCTCATCAGCGAGCGCAGACCTCAGCATGCTTTGGCGAACAGGTTGCAAGCGGTAACGCAAACACATGGTTCGACCTTGTACAAGCAGACCTGGAAGGAATGGGATACGCCTTCGGGCTTGTGCCGTTTACGTCAGCGGGCATCGGCGCGCCGCATATCAGAGAACGGGCCTACTGGGTGGGCGAGTCCGCTGGCGAGCAATGTCAAAAACTGCTACCAGGACTGGGTCAAGGTGCTGGTGCGGAAGGAAGCAGGTCGCCAGCCAAATCTACAGGACTTTGCAGTGTTGGCGGCCTGGACAACACCGACAAGCCGGGACTGGAAAGACACTTCGGGGATGACAGCGCAGCGGAACGGGAAAGAGCGACTGGACCAGCTGCCGCGCCAGGCGTTCATGACGGGTTGGCCAACACCACAGGTCAACTACATCACGAATGCAACGACGGTGCAAATGAGTTCGGACGGTCGAAAGACGCCGAACAAAATCGGCTGGGCGGCGAGCCTGTGCGGGCCCTTGAGGTTAACGGTTTTTGGCGAGATGCGGACTGGCTCTTTTGTCGAGATGGCAAATGGCGTCCAGTTGAACCCGGCACATTCCCGCTGGTTGATGGGGCTGCCGCACGCATGGGACGAGTCGAGCCCGGGGTGGCAAGAGTGGCAAGCAGCAACCGCGTCGGCCGACTCAAAGGCTACGGCAACGCCATAAACGCACAGGCAGCCGCGGCTTTCATCAAATCATACATAAGTCATTCAGAATCCATTTAGTCACACCACCACCCTATTCTCTACCGGAGAAACATCATGATCGGAAGAAACTACGACCCAACAATATTCCCTGATGATTTATCAATTCGCCACAGAATGGACAAGGTGCCAACGAAGGAAGAACTGGCCGGGCGGAATAGCTTCCAGAGCGTAAACGAGAACAAGTATCTGGACGCTATTTTGAAGAGCAAGAAGAAAGAGAGGATGGTGTGATGGATTACAGCAAACTAAGTGATTTTGAGATTAACAAGAAAGTATTTGGCCTGATAATGAAAGACAGAGACTGGAACCGGCAAGGGGCGGGAGTGTTTGATTTTTGCAACAACCCAGAAGATGCATGGCCGATTATCATGGAAATAAAACTGACTATAAAACCAGATGTTTACATTGGTGGATGGGTTGCTATGGAGAGCAAGCATGATGAAACGGAAGCTATTTATTCAGCAGGTGAAAACCCACTCCGCGCCGCCATGATTGTCTTCCTCATGATGCAGGATGCTCGAAATGAAAAGTAATAGGCAAGCCAGACGGCTACTTGGCGTCCATATAAATAACTCCTACCGAATCAGTAATCGCAGATGGCTAGTGTGGGGAAGTAACTGGCCATTCGTTTGGGAGCATGTAAAGCAATCAAGGAAACAGCGACATAGATCCATAGCTCAGGAGTCCCAAAATGCCAAAATTCCCTCAGAACGCGATAGTTAAACACGTATCAGGTGACATTCGCGGATATGTCATGAACATATTCGAACAGCAAGACGGCTCACCACCCTACTACTTCATTCAATGGGATGATGGCAATCCTTCATCCCACCCGGAGAAAGAGCTTCAATGGGCAACAACAGAACATCCAGTAATGCATAAAACTTTGCACTAAGAGGTGCTATGGGAAGACTCGACAAGTTTATCGTCTTCAGCCTGGATGCCCTCAGAGACAATTCAGGCAATCAAATTATCTGCAACGTCGACTTACTCCGCTCTCTTTATTCTGCTGGTCACGACATCATCATCTTAGCCGACAAACGAAACAAACAAGACCGCCAGTGGATTGGCGAATTATGGATGCTCGCATGGGATATCGTCATGCCTGATGAGCTGAATTTAAGTTCAGGCAATGTTCTGTTTGCATGTGTAAGTGATGAATGTCTGCATGAGCGGTTAATTGAGGCCGGAGTTCTTTGCAGCCTGTATAAATCATATATGCCGCCTGTTGAGCAGGCGGCTTGAGGTTAGACAATGCAAAACGAAATTGAACAACTCGCTCAGCAAAACGAGATGAGCATTGAATTCGTAACTTGGTTCTTTAACGAAAAAAAGAACCTGCGGAAACGTCTGGTTCATGATGATGGCTGCAATGTGGGAAGGTTGGCAAGGTCGTAGCATCGAAATGGATAAGCTGGCTGCGGAGAATGCCTATCTGCTCAATGGCGCAGCCAGTGAACTTAATACCTCATGGATGTTCCACAAAACGATGTTAGGCGCTCAGGCCGCACTGGTGTGCCTTGCTCTTGGGCGCGAGTCCGCTGCTCGCGAATGGCTGGAAGGCACCACAGACGAAGCCGGAGCCGAGATTCCAGACGATATTACCGTTGCTGGTCTGCAGGCATGGTTCGACAGCCAAATGGTCAGCAATGACGGGAAAAGCGGATTTTTGACCAGAGCAGAAGCCGAAGAGGCTATCAGGAATGCATGCCCCGCCACCGATCGCATCTATGCCGAAGCCGAGGCGCGCGGAGTAGAAAAGGCCATTGCTCACCTGGAGAAGAAGTTCAGCAATATCGGCGTGCAGATCATGAATCTGCAATGGCTGGCAGACTCGCTGCGTGAGGGAGCATCAGAATGAGCAACCGCATCCCTAACTTCGGCTGGAACCGCCTGAAACTGGCAACGCTCACCTATGAGCAACTCGCTCAACTTGAGGTGCAGGTTAAGGCCGAACACGCCTGCAAAAACGGCATTCACCTCTTCGATAAAGCCGGCCAGCGCAAACTCGACGCCCTTAGCTGGGCTGTATACAACAAGCAGAAGGCGGAGCATGTAGCATGACAACTGATATCACCGAACTGGCGCAGCGTATGAAGGCTGCAGCAGAGAAAGCGACGCAGGGCGAATGGTGGTCCGACGAAGTTAAAAACGAAGGATGCCACGGGCCTGTCGATGACTTCGTGGAGGGATTCACCTCATACGCAATTTATGGCTCTGACGGGCAAACCCTCTTTGATTCGCTAAACAGTGACGCCGCCTGCATCTGTGAGGAATACGACGGCGAGGGGCATGTGGCATGGGATGAGACGGCGCAGCGTAATGCCGAATTCATCGCTCTGGCTAACCCTGCCAGCGTCCTCGCGCTGGTAGAGGCGCTGGAGAAGGCGCAGCAGGTGGACGAAGAACTTTGCAAGCTTCCGCCTCCAGGCGCTGAGTATATGGGCCCACCAGACGGCGGTGACGTCACGCCGCTTGAAGGAGTGCGTCGAATGGTAGCCGATTACCGCCAGCGCATCGCAGAGCTGGAGGATTACGCAGAGGATGAGGCCGTCGGGGCGGACAAAGTTGCAGAAAATGCTGTGTATTGGATGAAGCGCTGCAAAGAGCTGGAGTCCCGCACCGTGAATCTGCCGGATGGATGGCAATTCGAAGAATGTGAGATGGAGGGTTGTGAAAACGGCGCGATATTCAGTGTCGGCACTGGCAGTAGAAATATTCACCTTTGCGATAAGTGCGCGCGTGAGTCTCAGAATTCTCGTTTGAAGAAGTCACCGTTACCTAAGCGGCTGCCATTCAAAATGTCAGCTGGCATCAAGGTGGAGGCTGAGTGATGGCACTGACACACGATGAACTTTGCCAGATAGCCTACCGCTTTCTGCAAAACAACGGTTTCAAGGTGGCCTTTCATGACCGGTTCCGAGCATGGACGCCATACGGTGAGCAGGCTGATGCAATCGGCTTTCGCAATGGGGCCAGTTGTTTGATTGAGGCTAAATGCTCTCGTTCTGACTTGTTGGCCGACCGCAAGAAGCCTTTCCGTGCTGAACCCGAGAAGGGCATGGGAGACTGGCGTTTCATGATTAGTGAGCCGGGTATCGTAAATATTGAGGATTTGCAGCCTGGCTGGGGATTGCTTCACGTGGTCAAAGGTCGGGTTAAGAAGGTTCACGGCTGGCCTGGCAACTGGGAGTGGGTTAACCGGGACAGCAAGCCATTTCAGGCTAACAAACAGGCGGAATGCGATTACATGTTTAGCGCGCTCCGTCGCATGGACTTACGCGGCCACCTCAAAGAAGTTTATGACGGCGTGATAGTTAACCGGGCAGCAGAAGGAGCCAACCAATGACCAGCAAATTTAACATCGACAACAGAGAGCTACTTCAGAGAATCAGTTGCGGCGAGGCTGTTGTGGGAATTGATTTCGGTAATCTGATTGTCAGGGAATTGGCAGCATTCAGGCTGGCCGCAATGGACAGCAAGCCGGTGATACTTTACCGACAGGTCAATCCGGTGAACGGAATGAAGACGTATTGGGCTGAGTTAGACCCTGAAGAATTTAGGCATTTAAAACAACACACTGATGAAAATGCTGAATTCATGACGCTCTATCGCCACGCGCAGCAGCCGGTAGTGCCGGTATCCCAGAAGGAGCCCATTAGTTTTGACGAATGGTCACGTAAATGCGCTTTGCAAATCACGCTTTGCTACCCTGATTTTCGTGAAAAGGCTCAGTACATCTGGGATTCAGCGCGAGAAACACAGCACGTAGCGCCGGTATTGAAATGCTATGCATGCCAAGGTTCTGGAAGAATGCATGAGCTGGGTGAAGAGCCAGGAGACTGCGCTCTGTGCAATGGGTCAGGAGTGCTCGCCGCGCATTCAGCGCAGCCAGCGCCGGTAGTGCCGAAGTCTATCAGCGTTCGGCAGGCTATTTCTGCTCTAGAGAGCGCAGATGCAGTAACAACTATCGGTCAGGCGTACAAAATGGGCTGGAACGCCTGCCGCGCCGCCATGCTCGCAGCCGCCCCGCAGTCACCCGGCAGTGAACCCGCTACCGTGCCGGGTAAATGGATTCCGGTAAGCGAGCAGATGCCGGATGATGAGCAGGAGGTGCTCACCATAAACAAAATAGGCCATCGCTTTGTATCATTCTTCGATAAGCACTCAGGGCTGTTTTTCGACAGGCTTGATGCGCCAGCAGCATGCTGCATAGAGCACGTGCTGGTAACTCACTGGATGCCGCTGCCGGCCGCCCCGCAGGAGGTGAACGCTGAGTAACCAAATCCCTGAAGCTGTAGCCGTAGCGATGATTAATGCGGCCAGAGATATTACGGTAGCAAAAATTAATGCCAAAGGCGCGAAGTTCGACGGTTATACAACCTCGGTAAACTGGTTTGATCGTTCAATGAAAGAGGTCCGCGAAGCCGTTAAAGCAGTTCTTCCTGACATTGAGCGGGAGGTAAGTTGATGCCTAAATCACCCGCAGAACGCAAAGCCGCGCACCCATCCAGTTGATGCTATATAATCCCCTCTACAGCAGAGGGGATTTTTATGAAAAACAAAAAAATGACACCTGCCGAAAAGCTCAAAGCTTCGCGGAAGCGGTATAAAAAAATCTGGCTTCAACTGGATATCGCTAACGCCAAGCGATTTGACGAGAAAGAAGTGCTTTCCGTTGACACCTACAGATCTCCCTATGAAACGCGCAAGAAAAGAGGGAGGACAGCGGATTGACTACATCATCTTGGAACATTGCTGCCAAATCGAAAGACGAGCAGGACAAGGTCAACGTTGACCTTGCGGCTTCCGGCGTCGCGTACAAAGAGCGCCTGAACATGCCGGTTGTCGCCGAAGTGGTGGCCAGAGAGCAGCCAGAGCATCTGCGCGAGTATTTCATGGAGCGCGTCCGATACTACAGGGAAAGAAGCATAGAGCTACCTAAAGCAACTGACCCACGTTACATTGAGATGGCAGAGCAGAACGCGAAGAAGTAAACCAATCATCGAATAAACATAACCCGCCGAGTGCGGGTTTTTTATTGGAGAAATTCTATGAGAGCAGTAGATAAGGTGCTTTTTTTGTACCTAATTATCGTCGTTTTGGCTATCGGCGGTTGGATAGCTAACATCATAAAAATAATCACTACCGGATTTGTGATCAGCCAGTGGGGAGGTCTTGAAGTTGCCAGATGCATTGGCGTTTCATCGCGCCTCTTGGTTCTATTCTCGGCTTCTTTTAACTGGAGATAGGAATGAAAAAATTACTTTTCATTTTTGCTGTACTTTTACTTTCTGGTTGCGATGTCAATGATGCTGATGTGGCAAGCCGTAATGCCAGCAAGGCGGCAGATAAATTTGAAGCATACAGGCGTTTCGTATTTTATAACGGCATCACTGGTGAATATGTACTTACCATAGAGGGTCTGTGCTCTAAAGACAACTCAAGCACAGGTAACACGCTCGGGGTAATTTGCAAGGTTGGCCCTGGTAAGTTCAAAAAGCATATGCTAGGCCTCTCGGATAACGTTACATGGTTCATGGAAGACCTTAATGGCGTTGATGTTAGCACTCAGCGTTATCGAGTGACATTTAAGCCATCGGTGATAATTCCGGACATTGATGTCAGATAAATAAAACTCGAATAGCCGCCTCTGGGCGGTTTATTTTTATCGGAGATAGATATGCAGGTTCATATTGTATTCAGAACAGGCCGATACGGAAGAATTGGCTTTCAGGAGTTAGTTTCTGTTTTTGAGAAAAAGAAGGATGCAACTGATTTCGCCAAACAAAAGAATGATAGCCACGAAGCGCTTAGCCCATACATTTACCGCGTAGTGACCAAAAAGGTGATCGCTAAAAGTCAGGAGTAACCATGGAATCACACAGCCTCACCCTCGATGAGGCTTCCCTCTTGTTTCATTTCTCAGTTCGATTCCCTATCCGGAGATAAAACCCATGCGCGAACTACGCGATGACTCTCTCATTGACATGAAGTTCATGATGGAGGATGCTGGCTATACTGCAAAATATTTTTACTCGCAGATTAACGCAGGAAAACTACCTAAACCCATCAAGTACGGTCGCACATCCAGATGGATGTATGCTGACTACCAGGCATGGAAACTCAGCCACCTCCCCAACCTCAAAAAAGCATCGTGA